TGGCTGGCAGGGTCATGATATGTCCGATTTGAAAAGAATCTTACTACATGTCCCCATCAGAGCTGGTCAACCGGGACGTGCAGCCTGCACCCGTCGCCACACCAGCACCGTGGCCGCCGATGGCGGGCGTACCCACCACGCACCGCACCGGCGCCGCGGTTGCACCTGATGTGCTCAGGCCCGCGGTACTGCGTCCGGTCGTCGTCGTCATGGCCGAGGTCCCACGCCTGGCCCGGCCAGATCTCCGAGCCGCAGCGCCAGCATGCGACCTGACCGGCCTCGACCAGCGGGCGCCACCGCTCACGCTCCAGCTGGTGCGGCCGGCCGTAGCCCCGCTCGGCGGTGGTGCCGGTGGCTGCCATCAGGTGCCCTCACCAGCGACGACGTATGCCAGCTGAGTTACCAGTGCGGCGAAAGCCACCGCTTGGCCTGGGGCCAGGAGTAGCAGGACCTGCCCGGTACGTGCATCTACGACCTCGACATGAGGCCCATCGCCGTCACCAGCCCGCCGTACAGCCAGGTCGTTCAGCGCGGTAACCGGTCTCACGTCACAGCCGCCTTGCGCTTGAGGTGCGCGGTCCCGGTCGCCTTGAACTCGGCGTCGGCCGAGTACGCGATGGCGGTGCTGAGCGCGAGGGACGGGTGGGTCCTGGAGCTGACCGCGACGGTGACCACCGGGCGCAGGTAGCGCCAGGGTAGTCCGTTGAGGAACTCGGCCCAGCGGATGGGGGCGTGGCGGGAGAGCAGGTACTGCACGACCTCCGGTTGGGTGGGCACACCGCTCATCGGGCACACCTCGTCCACATGCACGGTCGTGTGACACGGTAGCAGATCATGCCGGTGACCTGCTCATTCCGGCTGCCAGAAGGTCCAGAAGTCCGGCGGCTGAGCCTTGAACGGCACCGTGACCGTGGTCCGGGCTGCCCCGTCTCCGGAGGGGTTCAGGTACAGCTTCCCATCTTTGCGCGCGAACTGCTGGATGGTCAGACTGCCGTCGCTGATGATGGCGTGCGACTCCGCTGGTGTGTCGTCTGGCTCCACCCCGTTGGCCCTCAGCCACTCCATCAACTGCTCATGCTCCGGACTACCGTGGGCCGCCTCGTAGACATACCGGCCCTCGACACGGTCGACGGTCAGCCTGATGTCCAGGGGGTGGCTGGGTAGGCGCATGTGCGCGTGCTGGTAGCCCTCGCGCCGGTCCGGGCACCCAGGGTCGGTGCACCGCTCTCCGCGCCGCTGCTCGATGCTCATACGCTGATCCTCTCTCTCGTGGCCACGCGCAACCTGTGCACGTCGCCGAACCGGTACCTTGCGGCCACCGCCAGCGCGCGGTGCCGCTGCCCCCACTTCCGCACCGTGGCCGCCGGGGTGGGCCAGCCGTGGAGGCTGAGCAGGTGCGCGCACTCCTCCGCGGTCAGCCGGATGTCCATCGCGGCGGCCAGGATGGTCGCTGAGCGGCCGGTGGCGCTGTGGGATGCCCGGCAGGCGGGGCAGTGGACGTAGGCCGCTCTGGGTGACGCCGACAGGCGCTGCCGGCACGGTCCGGCCGGGGTGGGGGCCAGGCACGGGCCGGCGTCCAACCGGCGCGGTGGTGGCCGGTCCACGGCCGGCTCGATCCGGCCACACGCGTAGGCCAGCTCGTCCCACGCCTCGGCGGCGAGCGGCTGGTAGCGGCACCACTTGAGCTGGCCGGCCAGCCACCGCATCAGGCCCGGGGTGTCCTCAGGCAGACTCCATGGCGCGGCCCGGATGCCATGGCGCTCCTCCAGCACAACCCGGCACCAGGTGATGACCGCATCCCGCACGTCTTCCGCGACGTGGGCCGCCGCCCAGCTGAACGGCAGCCCGGTCACGGCGCCCACGACCTGGTCGGCGTAGTGCCGCATCGCCCCCGAGTCGGGGCGGATCGGCTGCGCCGGCGCCCGGCCACGGGCATGCGGACCCGGCTCGGACATCCGCGCCAGCCGGGCGACGGTCACCTGGAGCTCCGGCCACAGCTCGGCCGCATCCTTGAGCTGGGCGGCCAGGTCACGCTCACACGCCGGGCAGACATAGGCTACGTCTGGCACCGGCCGGGAGCAGGCCTGGCAATCGGCCATCAGCCACCGACCAGCCTCAGCACCACCGAGAGCACTAGCAAGACCAATACGACGCCCCACAGCCCCGTGATGATCAGCCAGATGCGTGACTGCCGGCGCCAGAAGACCTCCACCTCCCGCCAGAACCGGGCGTTGTCGGCCCAGAAGTCGGGATGGCCTGGTGGCAGGGTGGTGGGCTTCGGAACCGGGTTGCGCAGCGGGTTACGCATGGTTGTCCTCCAGCATGGGTAGGCCGAGCCGGCGGGCCTCGGCGAGCCGATCGAGCGTGCGGTACATCGGCTGGAGTCCGCCCAGCAGCCACAGCACGGCCCGTTCCTTGGCGTGGTACCGGTCCCATAGCGCGTCGATCTCGGCCTGTGGGGCTTGTCGGTTGTAGGCCGCCTCGATCTGGTCCAGGATCCGCTGGGCGGCGGTGGCGGCGAAGGGCTCAGCCACCGTCACCACCTCCGTCCGGCTCCGGGTTGCCGGGGACGGGGCGGCTGCCGGCGCGAACCTCGGCGGCCCAGTGGTCGACATGCTCGCTGATGGAGATCCCATGTAGGTCAGCGTGCTTGAGCACGATCTGGCCGGCGGCCCAGTCGAGCGTGTCGGCGGCGGCGTGCCGGTCCCGGGCCTCCATGTCCCCGGCGGCCCGCTCCCACAGCTCGGCGTCCCGGCGGGCGGCGGCCAGCTCGGCGGTCAGCCGCTCCGCCTCGGCGGTCTGCTCCCCGTTGGCCCGGACAGCGGCGGCCAGCGCCTCCCGGTAGGTGCCAGCCAGTGGCACTAGGTCCGCGTCGGGCACGTCCTGGCCGGCGTCCAGGGCGACCCGCAGCCGCGCGGTCATCTCGGCCAGCTCGGCGTTCGCCTCCTTCAGCTCCAGCGCGCCGGCGCGGACCGCCTGCTCCAGCCGGGCCACGGTCAGATCCCGCCCGGGGCCGCCGGCCGGGAGCGGGTCGGGCTTGGCCAATCCGTGGCTAGCGGTGGCCAGATTAGCCATAGCCGCATCGGCTTGCGGGCACTGCTCACGGAAGTGATCGACGGACAGGCAGATACCACAACGGTCGTTCTCCAACGCCTCATCCAACGTCTCTCGGACGAAGCCCGGAGGTGGTGTGCCGGCCGTCGGTGGGGGTGCGGCCTCCACCCGCCACGGTGGTGAGGTGCCGACCACCAGCACCGGCTCGCCCGCGGCCATGCGGCGGTCAAGCTCGGCCTCGGTGGTGTCCCCGAGCACGTCCGGCTGGTCGGCCCACGGGGTGAGCGTGCCGTCCTCGATCCGGGTGGCGAGGCCAAGCAGCGACAGCCTGGTCGGGTGGTTCTCGCCTAGGCCAAGGATGTCGGGCGCGGCGCGCAGCGCGGCGGCCCACTCCCGGCGGCGCCGAGCATGGTCGGCGACCCTGGCGGCCCACTCCTGGTCGGCGGTGGCCGGCTGGGGCGGAGGTGGGACTGTCAGCTGGTCCAGCCGCTCGTACGCCGTGGCGAGTCGCTTCTTCACCAGCACCAGGTCGTGCGCCAGATCGGTGGCCAGCTCATGCAGTGCGGCCCAGTCGCTGGAGTCGCGTAGCTCGTCGATCTGGTCGGTCACGTCGTCGGCCGGCTCCGGGGTGGGCTCGGTGATGTCGCCGAGCGCGTCCACGGCGGCCGCAAGCGCCTTGAGCGCCCCGTCGGCGCTGGCATGCCTCAGGTGCTCCCGGCCGTCAGTGCTCAGGGAATCCCACCACGCCCGCGCCACGCCCAGCACCCGGGCGGCGGCCGGGTCCACCAGCAGCACCTCCCGCACCGGGCCGTGGTCTCTCTTGAGCTCCGCCTCGGGCATGTACGACTCCACGCCAACGCCCTGCCACAGCCCGTTGCCGCGGTCCTGCCATAAGTCGCCGTCCACGTCGAGCAGCGCCCGTCCCAGGACCGGCCCCGTACCGTCCGGGGCGGGCTCGGGCGTGGGTGGGACGGTCGCCTCGGCCTGGGTCACCACCGGTACGCCGGTGTGGTCGTTGGCGCGCGGATTGTGCACGTCGCCGGAGTGCGGGTTCTCAACGTGGTGGGCATGGCGGAGACCGACCGGGTAGCCGTGGTCGTGCATGGCGTAGAAGTCGCGCGGCTCAGGCTGGGGCTCGGGCGGGGTTGGGGCTGGCGGCTCCGGAGGGTCGGCGTCGAGCTGGGCGCAGATCGGGTCCCGGTACTGGTCACCGGCGTCGTTCTCGCCGCAAGCGCAGTTTGGCGAGGCGTGCCGTCCACCGTCGGGCTCATGCTCAACTTCTGGCCTGCCGCAGTACGTGCCGTCCGTCCCATCATCACGATGGGTGCACTCGTCGTCGTCAGGATGCCCGGCGACTGGGACGAATGAGTGCCCGGCCGGCGGCGGGGTGGCGGCGGCCCACTCCCGGCGGCGGCCCGCGTCATCGAACTCCGGTTCCATGGCTGTCGGGTTGCTGAGGTCAACGGGCTGCCAGACGGTCCCGCCCTCGCGGTGCGGCAGCGGGTGTCCGTGCGGAAGTTCGCAGCGGTAGGTGCGACCGCCCGCCATCGGTCCCATCGTCCTGTCGCAGACCGAGGTCTGCGGCTCGGGCTGGTCGGCGTGCAGCAGGTCGTCGGCCGCGCATGGGTGCGGGCACTCCAGCCGCGAGCAGGTGACATACCCGGACCCGGCCAGGAACAGCGAGCTGCCCCGGCAGGCCGGGCAGCGGCCGGCGACGTGTGGGAAGCCGGCACCGACACCGTGAGATGCCGCAGCCGGCTGCGGCTCGGGTGGGACTGCCGGCTTGCTCGGCGGCGGTGGTGGCTGGTGGGTGATCATGACCCCGCCACCTCCCCGGGATGGGTCCTGGAGCTGGCCGACCATGCTCGGGGCGGGTCCCAAAGCTGGCGGATCACAGCGCAGATGTCGGCCGCGGTCGGGATGTGGGCGCCGGCGTCCCACTGCACCTCGATCGACTCGGGGCCGGGGCCGAGTTGCCGGTACTCGACCCGGACGGTGACGGATGGGGGCAGCCTCGGCGGCCGGTCGAATGGCTGGTCGACCTCGTCCGGGTCGACCGGGCGCAGCGGTAGGCCGGCGGTCAGCGGCTGGTGGGTGGTCATCGGGTGACCTTTCCTGCGGCGCGGTCCACGACCGCGATCGTGTTGCAGCACGGCGACCACGCAACCCCGACGTCCTGAGCTTCTCGGATCTGCTCCGGCGTCATGGTCCAGGTGTGCTTGCAGGCGGTGCACTTGGCGGTGAGTTTGAGTGTCATGGTGGGTCCTTTCTGGCGAGCCGCTCGGAGCGGCAGGCCTGGCAGTGGCCGTCGAGCTGGTCGGGATGCTGCGGGCAGCGTGCGGCGGTGCGCCACCGTGCCTGCCGTTCGGCCTCCCACGCCTGGTGGGCGAGCCGGGCGTCTTTGCACGGCCCGCAGTCGCGGGTTGTGCCGCGAGGGTGGCGCGGGCAGTGACGTGCCGGGGGTTCCCGGGGTTGGTTGTCCACAGGGGGGGTCGGTGGGCTGTGGATGGCCGGGGTGGGTGAGGTCTTTCCCCCACCCTTACCACCGGTAGGGATAGGTATAGGTACAGGGGGATTCGGAGTCCGATCGCTACCCCTATCGGTAGACCGATCGGAGGTCCGATCGGTAGGCGAGCCGCGTTTAGGCTGGCAGTAGGCGCAGTCGTCCACGTTGACCCCGCGGGCGGCGTGCCACCTCCGATGGTTGCCGAGGGCACCCCCCGATGACTTGCGTTGGCGTTGTGCGATCGCTTCCGATCGGGTCGTGTTGCGGGGCGACCCGTCCCCGTCGGCCGTCCACTGGTGGTACCGGTAGCCCGCCTTCGTCCTCCTCCACAGCCCGCATGACACCAGCTCGTCCGCTAGTCCGGTCGCGCCGCGGGACAGCGACTCGATCATGTGCTCGGGGATCTCACCGTCTTGCAGGTGGTCGCGAGCCCATGATCCGGCCACTGTCCACAGCCCGAGCGCGGCCAACGACGCGGCTGCCGCTTTGGGATGGGAGTGGAATCGGTCGTCCACCAGGAACCACGGCACTAGGCCGACGCTCCTTTCTGGTGTTGCTGTTCCGGTGCGCTTTCCGCGGTGGCGGGTGCGGGCTTCCGGATGGATCGGTGGCGGGTCATGGTCGCTCCCGCAGCCCGTAGGGCGGGCCAAGCTTGCGGAGCTGGTCTGGGCTGAGCATGTCGAACACGCCGTCGCTGAGCGGATGTAGCTCGCTAGGCGGGAACACGACGTACGGTGTACCGCTCGCCTCCCGGTTGCGTTGCTGATTCGGGCAGTACTCCGGTAGCTCCCGGATCGGGTCGGGTGATGTGGTGAACGCCTTCCAGCAGACAGCACAGCACGGACGGTGATGGCTGCGGATGACCTGCTCGTGGTGGATGACGCCGAAGTCGACGCACTCGTCACCCTGGCGGGTGGAGCAGACGTAGAACACGTCCATACCGAAGGTCGGGGCGGCGAGCAACGAGCGCATCTCGATCGTGTGGTTCCGCTTGTTCGGCCAGCGGTATTTGGCGTCTACCAGGAATGCATACTTGCTGCGGATGGCGTCCGGCCAGCGGGGTCGGTCGGTAACGGCGGGGCGGCAGGCGATGAAGTCCGGGCGCCACCGGGCGGGGGTCGGAACTCCCCGCAGCATCTCTCGGGCGGCAGCAATCAGGTCGTCCTGTCCGTACCGTTGGACCTCGTACCCGTGCCTACGCAGTGCGGTGTAGGTTGCCGGTTCCGCCTGGCTCAGTGCCCAGTCCATCCGTTCATTGGTCATGGCGTGAGCACCACCAGGTCCCGGTACAGCTTGAGCATCTTCTTGTTGGCGCGCGCCCACTCGACCTGCTGTCCGGTGGCCTGCTGGGTCTGGTAGGTGACGATGACTCGCCGCTCGACCCGCCAGCCCTCGTCGGCGAACACGCTGAGCATGCCCGCCGCCAAGTCGACTACGAGGTCCCTGTCCTTGACCTCGGCAGGGCTGACGATGTACGCCACCCGCCCGGTGCGCTCGACGGCGGACTTGACCACGGTGCGCCAGGCGGCGTAGAAGGCCTCGAGGTCCATCTCGGCCATCTCGCCTGGCTCGGTGGAGTACCGGCCGGCGGCCTGCCGCCAGTAGGGCGGGTCCAGTAGCACCAGGTCAGCCTTGCGGGGTGCGCCGTCGGGCCAACCGGTGGTGACGTCGTGCTGGTGGATGGGCAGGTGTGGGCTGTAGTGATTGCCGCGGATGTCGCTAGCCCATACCCGGCGACCCATCCGCTTGGCGACGTCCACGGTCGTACCTGAGCCGGCGAACAGGTCGACGACGGTTTCGCCGGGCTCGGTCCAGAACCACAGCAGGTTCTCGATCACTTGGGGCGGCAGCGCACCAAAATAGGACTGCTGGCCGCCACCATCGTGGTCGGCGGTGGGGAACTGCCACACGTCGAAGTGCTGGATGCTGCCCCACGGCCTGTCCGAATTGCCCCCGGGTGGGGTATTGCTCAGTTCGGCAAGGTTGCCGTTTTGAGCATCTAGCCACTTCGATATGGTCTGGCGAGGAGTATCCAGCTCGGCCGCGATCTGTTCATGCGTCAGACAGTCGAGCCACAGAGACCACGCGTCAGCACGGCGGCGCTGCTCCTGAGCGGTCCGGGCGTTCTTGGTCCACAGCCGAACCGTGGTCTCTCCCACCTTTAGTCGCGCGGCCAACTCGGCAACGGCCCCCTTGGGGGTGAACGTCTCGTACTTGGCAACAGCGATGGACTTCCTGTCTGCCGTCGACAGCGGCAGTGGGCCGACGGCGTTGCGAGCTACGGCCTCCCAGAAGATCTGGTCGTCGGTCAGGTCGCCGAGGTCGTCGACGTCGATGAACTCCGCACCCTCGCGTACGTGAGCCTGCCAGCGGTGGTAGCCGTCGACGATGATGGAGCCGCGGGCAACCACGATGGGCGGTAGCTGCTCCAGTGATAGCCGAAGCTCCTCCACCCGCTCGTCGCTGATCTTCAGGCGTGGCTGGAATTCCTGGACGTACCGGATCTGGTCGATCGGCAGCGTGGTTGTCTGGTTCACTTTGGTCCCTTCGTACTGCCGAACCTCTCGGCGGTCAGATCCCGCACGTCACCGTCGCGTTCGGCCGCCAGCTCGGCGGCGACCGCGGCCAGCTTGTCCGCCGGCCGGTCATCCAGCTCGGCGGCGCGGTGGCAGTCGCACTCGCACCACGACTTGTCACACGCCGCGGGCGCGCCGGGTGCGCAGAAGTGGAGGCACTCGCCGGACACGTTCTCGTCGTCGGTGAGGTACTCGATCTCAGCCATCGCGCATCGCCTCGTCCAAGGTCAGCTGAGCGTCCACCGCCGCGCGGAACGTCTCGATCGCCGGCCGCCACAGCCCGTGCCGCTCGACCACGGCGGCGAACTCCTCCAGGTCGTGCCCGCGGATGACCAGCTTCCGGTCGGCGTCGGCCCGCTCCGGGATCTCCACCCCGAGGTGGCACAGCTCGTGGTCGACCAGCGCCACCCGCTGCGGTTCGGTCAGCGTCTGCCACATGTCGGCGGCGATCTCCAACACGAAGAACTCCACCTCCTCGGGTGGCTCGTCCTTGCGGACCAGGTGGACCAGGTGGGCGGGTAGGCCGGTGACCTTGCGGGCCTTGCCGAGCACCACGTTGCCCTTGCTGCTGGCGGCCTTGTCCCGCCACAGGTAGCGGATGGGTACGTCGAGCAGGTGCCGGTGGTGCTGCTCGATCAGCTTCTCGGCGATCCGCTCGACGGCGGGTGCGGTGGTGTAGCTGGTCATGGTGCGTCTCCGTTCGGTGTGCCGTAGCCGGCGTAGTTGAGGAGGGCGCACGCCTGGGTCAGGTGCATGCGGATCGGCCCGCGGTCGCCGAAGCGCCAGCGGCCCAGGTTGCCGACGCGGTAGAGCTGGGGCACGGAGCACAGCGACTCGTACTGCCAGCCGGGCATCACCGCCCACCAGCGGCCGGCGTTGGCCGGGCCGATGCCCTTGCGCTGCACCACCAGCAGAAACACGATGGCGCCCAGGGCGTTGGTCTTCTGCTTCTCGGCCTCGTCCAGCCAGGCTTCGATCTGACCGTCGCTGGCGGTTTTGGCCGCCTGGCCGCCTTTGACGGACCAGCAGATGCCGGGGGTGCCGGTGATGTCCCCAGCGTCGAGCTGTCCGCGCAGTGAGCGGCGTTCGGCTGATGGCCAGCCGGCGGTGTGGAGGTGGCGGACGACGGCGGTCTCGGCAGCGGTGCCGATGCCGCGCGGGCTATGTGGTGGCATCGGGCACCTCCGCGGTGATCTCGGCCAGCGCCAACGCCGGGTTGTCGCTGGCGATGGCCTTCTCTAGCGCGTCGATCACCAGCTTGGCCTCGGTCAGGGTCAGCTCGTTGGCTGAGCCGACGGGCCGGCCGACGATCCTGGTGGCGATGTCCAGCCGCTCGGCCCGGTCCGAGATGCCGACCTGGCCGAACCCGGCCATCAGCTTGGCCCGCTGCGGGGCGGTGATCATTGCAGGTCCGTCGCTGGGCAGTGGTGGCGGCGCTGCCCGCTGGGCGGTCCGCCCGGTCGCCTTGGTGGGCCGCGGCGCGGCGGCGCGTGGCACCCCGCCGGCCCGCTGGGCAGTGCCGCGGCTGGCCTCGTCCAGCCGCGCCTCGTCGTCCTCGTCTGCGGCCACGCCGACCAGCGCGGCCAGGCAGTAGCGGCGGGCATAGGTGATGCGGCCGCCGATCATCTGGATTCCACCTTCGCCGGAGATGGGGAACTCGCCGGACAGGGTCTCGCCGCTCTCGTGGAGCAGGTGGTAGCGAAGGCACATCTTGCCGTCGCTGCCGGCGCCGGGCAGGGCGGTGAACGCTAGGCCGTGCTTGGCCAGCAGCGGCAGGATGGCGTCACTCAGGTTGGCCAGGGTCACGTAGCTGTAGGAGTAGGTGCCGCCGTCCTTTTTGGTGACCTCGACGGTCCGGTCACGCTCTAGCTTGGGCAGCTCAGCCTGGACCTTGGCGAGTGCGACGGCGACGTTGGCGGTGCTCATGTCTCCTCCCTGACTAGCCGGTAGGTGGAGGTGTGCGGCGGCACCAGCGGCTCGCCCACCAGATCCCGGGAGTGCTCAACGAACTGGGCGATCTGCATGGCGTAGAGGAACTGGCGGTGCTGCGTCGGGCCGGCCTCCAGCGGGACCAGGCTGTACCCGTCCGGCCGGACGTGCACCGCGCCGACCATGTCGACCTCGGGCAGGTCGTGCTCATGGCCGTCGTCGTCGACGTACACCTCGGCGTGGCGGTAGCCGGCCTCCTGGAGCGCGGTCTCACCGTAGATTCCGCTGCGGTTGGTCTTCACGTCCAGCAGCCACCGGAGCCTGCGGCCGGGGTCGTCGGCGTCGATCAGGTCAGCGATCAGGTCGAGGGTGCCGCAGTAGCCATGGGTGGGGCTGTAGACGGTGACCTCGACCAGCACGGGCTGCACGTCCCACTCGTTGAGGAACCGTACGTAGGAATCGACGTGTCCGGCCAGTCCGTCGGGGATGGCGACCCGCTCACCCATGACCAGCTTCTCTGCGAGCTTGTGCACGGCCGTGCCCTTGTTGGCGGCGGTGTCTTTGACCGCCCACCGGGCGGCCTGTAGCTCTTTGAGCCGCGTGGACGGTGCCAACTCGCTGAGGCGCTCCCAGTTGTCGACCGCGTATTCGGCGGTGGTGTTGGCAGCCCACGTGATCAGCGCGGGCTTGGGGACGCCGTTGTCTGTTGCTTTGGTGACGCCGGGGATTCGACTCCCGGTGTCGGTTTCCTCGTACCAGTGGTTGCGGCCACGGTCGACTCTGCGAATCATCAGGCCAGCACCTCCATCGTGGGTGTCCGGTCAGTGCCGGCCAGCCAGCCCAGCCGCCGCCGGACGGCCACCGGCAGCGGCTCCTGGCCCCAGCTGCCGGCGATCCACCGGGCCACGGCCACGCTCAGCTCGTGCCGCCCGAGCGCCACCGTGCGCCAGTAGGCGGTCCGTTGGGTGAGCCCGTCGACCAGGCAGTTGCCACCCTCCAGGCCGGTGCGGCAGCGGGTGATGCCGCAGTGTGGGCAGCTCCACCCGGCCGGGCGGGCGGGTGCGGTGCGCCATGGTGGGCCGGCGGGGGTCAGCTCGCCGGCGGCTGGCAGTCGTTCGGTGCGGGCGAGCAGCGCCTGGTCTTCGGCATCGAGGCGGCGGCGGCCGATGATGCCGGACCACCACCACAGGCCGGCGATGGCGCCGGCGATGAGCAGCAAGAGCACGATACGGATCATGAGCGTGTCCTTTCTGGTTGGCTGGCGGTGAGCGTCTCTGCGAGCCGGCACAGCGGGTCGACCGGCTCGCCCCGCAGCCGGTGCCTGCGCGCCCCGGTGGGGCTGCCGCACGCCGGTGGCCGGTCGAGCAGCGACGCGCGCTGGCAGTCGCGGCCGCAGTACCGCTGGCTGCGGTGGGGGGCGAACAGCTCCCCGCACTGGCCGCAGGTGGCCAGCGCGCGGCCGGTGCGTTCGGCCGGGGTGCGGCCGCCCCACACGCCCCACCGTTGGCCGGTGTCGACCGCCCACCGTAGGCAGGCACCCTCTGCGGGGCAGCGGCGGCAGATGGCGACGGCGGGTCGCACGTCGGGGTGGCGGCCGCTGGCGCCGCGCTCGGCCGCGATGGGGAAGAAGATCTCCGGGTCGACGTCCCGGCAGGCGGCAAATGTGCGCCAGTCCGGGTCGCGGGGGGTGTGGGGGGTGTTCAGCTCAGGCAGACGCATCACGGCCGGCCCCCGATCTCACGGGCGTGGGCGCGGACGATGGCCGCTACCATCTGGTGGAGGCACGGCGGGTCGGGCGTGGGGCACTGGCACTGGCCCTCGAAGTCGCGGGCGATCTCCTCAACCACCACGGCGCGGGTGTCGTCGGTGTACAGCGGCTCAGCCATGGCGCCATCCCTCCAAATCGTCCTGGGAGCGGCGGGTGGTGAGCGGGCTGCGGGCGACCAGCATCAGCGTCCGGCAGATGTTGCCGTGGGCGATGGCGCCGCGGCGGGTCCACGCCCGGCCCTCGATACCTTCGGTCGCCCAGCCGCCGGGGCGTCGGACGATCCACAGCCACCGACGCCAGTACCAGCCGGGGCGCCGGACGACCTGGAGAGTGAGTCCGTGCCGGCTGTCGACGATCATTGGCCGGCCTCCCTGGTCCCGTTGGCGGCGATCTCCCGGTCCAGCGCGACCAGCTCGGCCGCGGCCCGGGCGTGCCGCTGCGCGAGCGTCTCCGCGGGCATGCCGCACATCAGGTTGAGGGTGACGCTGCCGCCGGCGAGGGTGCCGGTGGCGACGTGGATGTCGACCCCGTGGCCGTGTGAGCGGATGCCGGTGGGGATGCCGGCGGCGCGGGCCGCCGCGTCCACCGTCTCGGGGTGGTCGGACGGGTAGTGGAGGGTGATGCTGGCCGCGTCCGGCCGGTGCTCGTCCAGCAGCCGGCCGAGTATGAGGCCGGTGGTGGCGAGCAGCTGGCCGCTCACCGGGTGTCCTCGGTGAGCCGGGTGTGGGCGCTGGTGATGCGCACCAGCCGCATCCTGTCGCTGATCAGGTCGTCGTCGAGGCCGAGGATGGTCTCGACCCTCCAGGCGAACCGCTGGTAGTGGGCGAGCAGGTCGGCGCTGGTCCACTGGCCGGCCTGGGACCGGGGGTCGACGGCGCGGCTGCCCACCGGCCCCGACTGCGGGTCGGTGCTAGGCTCGGTCTGGCTGTTCATGGCAGCTCCTTTCGGTGATGTGCTGGCCCCGCTCCCAACCGGGCGGGGCTGGTGTGTGTCTGGTGGCGGCCGTCAGCGGCTGCGTGGCAGCGGCCGCCACCAGAGAGCCGCCCCGCCCGGGCTGGGCTGCGACCCGGGCGGGAGTCATGCCGCACCTCGCACGGCCGCCCGGCCGGGCCGGTAGACCACCTGCCGCGGGCGGGCGGGCAGCTGGGTGCCGCCAGTGCGATGCCGGCCGGCGGCAGACCCCCGGGGGAAGGGGGGACCCACCACCGGCCGGCCGGCCCACCTCGGGCTTAATGCCCGGCCATTACGTGGCTTCGGCGCCGCTGCCACTACCGCAGTGGCACGGCCCGAGGTGGGAGCGTTGGGCCTCGCCGTGGCTGCCGGTGCCACGGCGAGGATGGTGCATCCTGTGGGCGGGCCGCCCTTACCCGCACTCGCGGGGCGAACCCCGGCCGGCAGTGCATGCCCTGACCCCGCAGCTGCGCCACGGGGTAGCGGCCCTAATGGGAGCCTGGCGGCGCCCGCCCCCGCACCCCAACCAGGGGCGGGCGCCGCAACCCCGGCTGCAACCACGACACCTGACGCGGGAGCCTGGGGGGCCACCCGGCGGACGTGAGCCGGGTGGGGTCTGATCAGAAGCTGGGTGACGATGAAAACAGCGCCGAGCAGCGGGATGGGGCCGGCGACCAGCAGCAGCCACAGCCCGACGGTGGTACCGGTGATGGCGCCGCCGATGGCCAGGGTGGTGGGGTGGGTGGCCCACACGGCCAGGTGCCGGCGGATCACGACGCACCGCCGTGGTGGCAGTGCCGCTCGGTCCGTATCGCTTCGCGTTCAATCCAGCACCGGTCGCAAATCGGCCCGAAGGCTAGGGGGACTGGCGCACATAGTCCGCCGCCGTCCCGCTTGAGGCACAGGATGCCGCGCACGGTCGTACCTGGGATGGCCCCAAGCGGCAGGATGGCCGATGCCGAGATGGCCACGGTCACCACCCCGCCACGTGGATGATGACCAGCGCCACCGCCACGGCCGCGCCGGACCACAGGGTCAGTACGGCCCAGCCGCGCAGGTGCCGGGCCAGCGTCGGGTCCCGGCGCATCACGGCGCACCGCCCGGGGTGGCGTGGCGGGTGGCGATCAGCTCCCGCCACGCGGCGGTCAGCGGGTCAAAATCCCCACTGATGCCCAACGGGTGGTCGAACCCCAGTCGGACCGCAGTGTCGTCGGTCAGGTCATGCCGCTGCAGGAAGTAGTGGTACCACCCGGCGAGCTGGCCACCGACGCACCGGTTGCAGTCTTCGAGGTCGAGCCGGTCCCGGTTGATCCGGTCCACCCAGCCGGGTTCGTGTTCGTCCAGCCAGGCCGCACCCGCGTTGACCCGCTCGGCGATGCTGCTCACGACAGCTCCTCTCCGGTGGTGGCCGGGTCGATGCCGACGATGACGGTGACGGTGGCCAGCCCACCGCCGGCGTACAGCGGATGTCCGTCGGGGTCGCGGCGGGCGCGGGTGACCTGTAGCCAGCCGCCGTCCCGGGTGGCGCGGATGGTGAGGTCGAGCAGGTCGGCGGGGTCGACCCCCCAGGTGGTGAGGGCGGCGGTGAGGGCGGTGTGGGGGATGGCAACCGGGTCGCTCATCGGACTGCCTCGGCGTAGCGGGCTACCGCCGCGTCCAGCTCCTCCACCGGAACCCGGCCCGGGCGGTAGTCGCGGGCGAATCCGCGCGGCGCCTGCGTGATCGTGCCCTCGGCGTCGAACCGGAAGTAGTCGGACTTCTCGGTCGTCGTGCCGCCCCGAACAGAAGAACCAGCGTCGACCCGAATCGAGTAGGTCCCGTCACCCCGCTTCCGCACCGCCGGGTAGGTGGTCAGCCCGTTGATGCCGTACAGCTGGAACGGCACCAGCCGGAACCGCTTCTCGATCTCCGCGAACTGGATCACCCGCGCGGGCCTGGTTTTCGCTGCCATGTCAACTCTCCTTGGCGGTGCCGGTGGTGGGGTGGTTGAGCCGGCGGATCAGTTCGGCCGCCGGGGTCAGGTGGTCCGAGAACCCGGTGGTCTCGTGCGCGCCGAGCCGGTCGGGGCGGGGGTCGTGCCGGTCGGGCTGCTCCCCGGCGCGGTGCCGCAGCAGCAGCCACGGCAGCATCAGCAGCGCGGTCGCGCAGCCGGAGCGCCTCGCGCTGCGCCTGGCCCTGCGACGGACGGCGGCTTTCTGGGCGCGGGTGAGCCGGCCGGAGCGGACGTGCTCGCGGCCGGCCTCATACCCGTTGAGGTACTCGCGGCGGGGGCTCATGACTCGCCGTCCGCGCTGGTCACGATGACGTAGATTCCCGGGCCGATCTCGGTCTGGCCACGGGCCACCAGCTCCGCAAGCTCAGGCAGGATCCCGGCCGCCGTCAGGCGGACCATCGCCGCCGCAACCGTGACCTCCGACCTAGTCCACACTCGCCTCCGACCGCTCCCTGGGATCCCTGGGTGGTCTGATGGGGCATCTGCTGTTGGCCGGAGGTAGCCGCGTCGGCACCAGTGGTCGAGCTGCCGGTAGGTGGCGCCGGCCAGCCGAAGCACCCGGTCCAGCTCCCCGTCACGGGCAACGGTGTTCACCGCGTCACCGCCGGCTGCTCCGAGCCGGGGCACCAACTGTGACCCGCCTCTGGCCGGTAATGGCCCGGCAGCATGGTGCCCTCAGCGGCCAGCAGCAGCAGCCGGTGGCACTGGGGGCAGCGGGAAGCTGGGGCGCCGAGCAGCTCGGCAACCCTGGCCACGCCGGCGTCGCGGGCGTCGCGGGCGTTCACTCGGTCACCTCCCTGGGCGCGCTGAGGGACTGAGCCGGCTCCCAGCCGCGCCAGGGGAAGCAGCGGCGGCACAGCTCCTGCTTGCGTGCCGCACCGGCCAGCCGCAGCGGCTCGTGGCCGGTGTCGATGCCGGTGGCGGCGCACAGGCCGCGCCAGTCGGTGAACCGCGCGCCGAACTCGTTGGTCCACCGCCGGTACTCGACCACGGCGTGGGCGGGGTAGCCGGCGACCGGCGTGGAGGCGCTCACGACCCCACCACCCGCGGTGGCCGCAGCATGTGCGCGGGCGTGTCCGGGTCCATGCACCAGCAACCGCAGCCGGGCTCACGGCAGGGGCAGTGGTTCCTCAGGTCCTCGCGGCATTCGGGGCAGGGGACGGTTTCGCCGGTGAGCGGCTGCGGGTCGCGGATCATCGGGTCACCGCCCACGGCATCCGGCCCTCGGGCATCGGCTTGCGCCAGTGCCCCGCAGCGTTGGGCTCGTATCCCTTGTCCCGTAGCTCAGCCTCGGTACGGCAGCCGTCACGGAACAGGTGGTGGTCGAAGTTGCCGACCGTCGTGAAGGTCAGGTGGCAGACGGCGCAGTGGGCGATAGAGAATCCGCGCCAGGTTGCACCGCAGCGGCAGCGGCAGTCATCGGGCGAGGAGTCTGCGACCGCCACCGGGTCGCCAATCTCCAACTCGCCGAGGCTCAGGGTAGGACTGTCTATCCCGTCCACGCCACGGTCGGGACCATGGCATGAGCATTCACAACGATCTGGGAACAGGCAGTACCCGCTCCAAGTCGGACGTGCGCCCTTGAATGGGTGCCGGGTGGCGCGTGCAAGATCCTGTTCGATGAGCTCGGCTTGGCCTGCCTGGGGGTTTCGGCAGGCTGCCGACCTGAAGCTCGGCATGGCAGCCTGCATCGTCAGCAACGGCAGGCCGAGCGCGTTGGCCATCCGCTGAGCTGCTGCCGTCTGCTCATCTACGGTCATGACGGACGCTCTCCGGTCTGCTTCATGTGGTCGATGTCCTGGGACACACGGCTGAGGAACTTCTCGATCTGCTCCTTCTTGCCGTGCCTTACCAGCTGGTCCCACGCAGCCTCGGCCTTGCGCTCAAGCACCCAGCCGTGGTCCTCGGCTCGCTCCTTACGCGCCTGGGCGGGCGGCAGGTGCAGGCGCCGCCACTCTGTGATGCCGCGCCGCACATCGTCGGCGCCGGGCCGATCGCGGCCTTCGTCGACGGCCAGTTTGCAGGCAAGGTCCCAGACATCGGGGATACGTGAGCCTGATCCGTTGGCAACACTCAGCAGCGGCTTCAGGGGGCGGATCTGAGACTCATTGATCGGAGTTACTTGCGCATTGCGCAAATAACTCCTGACCAGCATGTTTGCGTCGAGAAGCTGGTAGGTCGTACGTGGCTGAATCCGAGGGAACCGACCGCGCACCCACGTCGAGAACTGGGAGCGCGAGGTCGGGTCAACCGGTCGGCCGCCCTGTGCCGTCTTCGCGGTCTTCAGACGCTCGGCGTTCCGCTCAGCCACCCACCGGTGATCCCGGTACAGCTTGTCGAGGATCTCGGCCTTGGCTAGGCTGCCGGCTTGCGAGAGCCGGTCGGACTCGGCGATCCGCTTCTCGTAGTCGGCCAGATCGGCGAGCGCAGCCTGGTACTCCTGCTCGGTGAGCAGGATCGGGGCTTCGGTGGTGGTCATCAGTGGTTGCTCCGTCCGTGGACGTGGTTGGTCACGCCGATGCCGGTCGCGGTGATGGTGGAGCGCTTGAGCTGCTTACCCGCCTCCGGTGGGGTGACCTGAACGTTGAGGTTGTCGACGATGACGGTCACGACCACGCTGCACAGCGGGCAGGGGAAGGTGAGGCTGTTCTCGCTCATCGCGCGTCACCTGCCGGCTCGGCGGTGGGCTCCGCCGGATCGAGCAGGAACTGCGACGGGGGCACTCCGAGCACGCCCGCTACCTGGGCCAGCTCGGCCGCCTCGAAGGGTGCCGCGTAGTCCGCTTCGGTGAGCCGACGGTTCAGCCGCTGCTGCGGCCAGCCCAGCCGGCGGGCCACCTCAAGCTGGGTCAGCCCCGACACGCGGATTGCGAGTCGAACACGCTTGGCGATCTCGCGGGGGGCATTTTCATCTCGCATAGCAGGGACGGTAATCGCGATGCGAGATGCTGTCAACTCCCCCAGCGAGATTCAGCCGTTCGGTGGACTACCGCAGCACTCGTAATGCGAGTAAAGATGACCGGTATGGATGAGACCATGGCACCGACCAGCCAGGAGCAGCGCCTCCACGATCGGGTTGTCAAGCAGATCAAGTCCCTGATGATCTGGCACGACCTGACCGCGGTGAAGCTCGCCGAGCTGGCCGGCATGAAGCAGGCGTACCTCTCCCGGAGGATGACCGGCGAGATCCTGTTCGACGTGGAAGACCTGGCGGCGATCGCGGCGGCGCTCGGTATCCACCCGCGTGAACTGATCCCCGAGGGTGAGTCCGCCCGGGCGGCGGCCCAGCAGCCGCGGATCTTGACCCGCCGCCGCAGGTTAACGGGAAGCTATCCCATCGCCACCACCACAGCCACCCCTACCCAGCCGGACAGCCACCACATTCGCCCATCCGTCCGACCCGCCGGCTCCCCCAGAAGCATGAGCCGCGTACCCGCACCGACCGCCGCCGGCATCAGCCGCCCGGCCCGACTCTCCCACCCGCCAGCCCCGGCACCACACAGCGCCACCAGCCGATAACCTGAGATGACCACCCCCGACGCCGACATCCTCGAGGACTACCTCGCCCACCTCGCCACCCTCGGCCGCAGCCCGAAGACGATCCGCACCTACGGCATCGCGTTGAGGGCAGCCCACCGGGAGCTGCCCTGCGGGGTGCCCACCGCCACCGCCGCCGAGCTCGCCGAATGGCTCGGCCGCTACCCCAGCGCCGCCACCCGCCGCACCTACCACGCGGCGATCCGCGGGCTCACCTCGTGGGCGGCCGCCGTGGGGCACATCAGCCGGGACGAGGGTGCGCTGGTGCCCCGCCCCCGGGTCCGCCCAGGCCTACCCAACCCGTGCAGCGACCAGCAGCTCGCGGTCATCCTGCAGCACGCCCCCGAGCCGTACCACATGTGGTCCGTCGTCGCCGCCTACGCCGGCGCGAGGTGCATCGAGATCACCCGCCTCCGGCGCGAGCACCTGTCACCCGAACGGGTCACGCTACACGGGAAGGGCGCCAAGCTGCGGCGGGTGCCTGCCCACCCGCTGGTCTGGGCCGCGGTCGAGGGCCTGCCGGCCGGTCCGGTGGCACCCGGGCGGGATCCGTGGCGCGACCGGGTCTCCGCCGAGCTCCGCCGCTGCTACCTCGGGTTGGGGGTGGACGTGACCGCGCACATGTTGAGGCACTGGTACGGCACCAGCCTGGTGGCCTCCGGCGCCGGGTTGGAGGAGGTGCGGGAGCTGATGGGCCACGCGTCGATCTCCACCACGCTCGGGTACGTGCGGGTCGCCTCACCCCGGCTGGCGGCCGCGGTCGGGCGGCTGCCGGCGCTGGTCGGCGACCCGGTCCACCCGAATAGGTGACGCCCACCCTTGCAACCCACACCCCATAGGGTGTACAGTGGTGGCATGACCGAGATGTACATCCGCTTCGGAGACCTCTCCGCCGAAGGTGCCTCCTGGAACGCCGAGCTGGACGAGCCAGAGCCGGGCATCTCGGTCTACCGCGCCGAGTGGACCACCCAGGACCACAGCGTCATCTCGATCATGCTCCGCTCTGACGCCGAGTACATGGGCGGGGTGGTGACCGGCCTGTTCGACCGGCCCGTGTACATCGTCACCGGCGACCTGCTGGGCCAGCGCGGCGGCGACGGCGAGCCGCTGATGGTCAACTGCCACGCCGAGCTGATCGGCCCGGTCGAGATCGTCAACTACGTGATCGAGGACGAGGATGACTGAGGAGGGCTCGGCTCAACGGCTTGCCGAGCTGGCCCGTATCGAGCGGGACACGCGCCGGTGGGCGCAGCGGGCGCGTACTGACCTGGCCGAAGCGACCTGCGACATGCTGGCCGGGGGCATGACCCTGGATGGGGTGTCGCGACTGGTCCAACTCACGGGGGAAGACCTTGCCGATCTTCTGGCGCACGAGCGTAGCCGAGTCCACCAGCGCCGGTATCTCCGCGACCGGTACAGGATGATCAAGGCCGGGGAGATCGAACCGCTCCACGGCACGTCGGAGGGGTTGGCGGCAGGCTGCCATTGCGAGCAATGCGAGGCGAAGCGAGCCCGGGATTACCAACACCGGCGACGGGAACGCGCCTCCGGACTGCCTGCGGGAGATCCTCGGCATGGGACGCGACAGGGGTATGTGCGGTACGGCTGTCACTGCGGCGACTGCCAGGCCGTCACTGCGGCGTACGGCCGCGCCCGCCGCAGTCTCAGCACTGAGGAGCACCGGCGCAGCGAACGAGAGCGGAAACGCCGACGCCGGACGCAGATGTCACCCGAGGAACTGGAGGAGCAGCGCCGAAAGGAACGGGAGCGGTGGCGACATCGCGCGTCCGAGAAAGCGCGGCGTACGTCGCCCCCGACACCTGGCTGGGTGCCAGTTGTCGATGCAGCGCCGCCGCAGTGGCGCAAGTTGCGCCAGCAGGCTGCGGTGACGATGACGGCGATCGCCCAACACCTGGGAGTGGATGTTGCACAGGTCTCCCGGTGGGAGTGCGGCAAGACCAGCCCGAGGGCGGAAGCGCGTAACCGTTACATCGCAGCACTAAATCAGCTCGCCGCAACGGTGCGGCGTAAGGAGGAGTGATGTACGAGGCGGAACGTCACGAGGTGGAGACGTTGCGGGATAGCCTGCTAGGCGACCTGCTGACCGAGCCGGACCCGATGCGCCGCTACCACGCCCTGACCAGAGAGCAGGCGCTGCTTGACGCCCTGGTCTCCGAGGTCAAGCGGCTGCGCGGCGCGGCTCTGGCGGAGGCCAGGGATGGGCTGTCGCTGGAGGCGGTGGCGGTAGCGGCCGGGCTCGGCACCTACCAGCGGGCGCAGAAGCTGATCACAGCCAGCCGACAGGAACGCGCGCTCATCGCAGCCGCCGGGGCCGGCCCCGCCGGTCCCGGCCCGGCGGGTCGGTGACCACCGCCACCGCCAGCGCCACCGCGGCCAGATGACGCGGCCGGGCCACCACCACCAGTTCCGCCGCCCCGGCGAGTATCAGCCGCCGGGCGGTCACCGCATCCGCGGTGACCGCGGCCACCAGCCAGCCGCGTGCCCGGCACAGCGCCGCGCACTCATGCTGCCAAAGGGTCTGGTCGGTACCGTGAGGGATGTACAGCACAGCACGTAGGGATGGCATGGGGGCGGGGCTCCTCACTCCCGCCACGGACGAGGGGGTACCGGGTCAACGATCCGAGAGCGGCTCGGGTTGCTGTGAGCCGGCTCACCAAGCCAGGTCGGCAAAGGGACGGATGTCCGGGACCTCCACCGTAAGCGTGCAACTCCGGCCATCCGGGCTCACCTGTGCCCCAACCACCCTCCCGCGTCGAGACAGGCCCGGCAGACGCACCGGCACGGTCTTCCCGATCTGGCTGTCGAACGCATCTGGGGCGAACACCTCGTCAGGCCCGGCCCGCACTTTCATTCCGATCCTCATGGTCTGCATGAGTTGATCCTCTCTTGGCTCACCCGGTCGGGGTCGCCTGTCCGGCCGGTGGTGGCGGGCCGGCGGTGGGCTCGCCCGTCACGGCTTCCACTCCTCCTGGTAATCCGGGTGCTCGGCGTAGGGCAGGGCGAGGTAGCCGAGGATGGCGCGATAGCCAGCGCGGACTCCCGGGGTGGCTGGCGCCTTGGGGTCGATACCTGCCTCGCAGAGTCGCACGATCCGCCGCTTGGCCGCCACCTCGGCCAGCACCCACGCCGGGTCATGCCGGGCGATGTGCTCAGCCTCGGCGATCCAGCCGCGCGCCACATCGGGACAGCCGTCCAACTCGTCATCGCAATGCCACATCGGGTGAACAACTTCCCGGCGCCACTCCGGTCCCGGGTCGTCCATATCACCATCGCCGACGCGCACCTGAGGCCCACTATCGGCACGTGTCAGCGCTTCCCAGCGCCGACCGGTCTCGGCGGCCCGCGCCTTCCGCGCGTCCTCGTCCAGCCGGGCGAGCAGAAACTCCACCAGCGTGATCATGTCCCCGCTCCTGCCTTGCGCTGGCGCCGGCGGACGTAGGAGACCAGGAACCGGCGGATCACCTCCGGCAGCGTCTCGCCGTCATCGGCCGCCACCTTGCGGGCCGCCTCCCACAGGTCATCCGGCACCCGGATGGCCCGGGCGGGTGGGGTGCCGCCGGCGGTCGGCCGGCCCGGGCGCCGCTTCGGTGTCGCGTCCATCCCACCAGCGTATCACGCCAACCCTGACCGCGCGTATCACGTGAACCACCCGAAAGGATGAGCTGTGGGGCTTGCACCCGGGAGTTTACGTGATACGCTTAAGGTACAAGAAAACAGAGAACACAAAAGCTCAGGAGAAACCACAGGGCCCCGGAAGGGGAAGCCGGAACCGGGAGGACAAAGAAGAAGCACCCCTGGTGCTTCGAGGGGGCCGAATCGCTTCCCCGCACTCCTACCGCGACACCCGACATGCTCGGGCTGGCCGCAGGAGGCATATCCGATCGGCCCCCCCGTGGCACCAGGACCCACCACCTGCGGTTACGCGGCCGGCCGGCAGGCCAGGCTACGAGAGAGGCACCCGGAAGGGTGCCGAGCACACCGGATCACCGGTCACCCGCCCGTCAGCGGGGCGCGCCGAGTCCCCCAGGCCTGACGGGGCCACCGGGGGGCGGGAGCCGACACCGGCCGGCCACGCAACCGCAGGACGCAGGAACGAGAGGACGATCATGAAGACCTACGAAGACCGGATCCGGTGCGCCTACCGCCACCTCACCACCCAGCCCGGGCAACTGGTCGGGCTCGGCGACCTCCGCCCTCAGGTGGGCGGCAACCGGGAGCTGGTCGACGCCGCGCTCCGCAGCCTCGCCCGCCAGCCCGGCGCCAACTTGATCCCCGAATCGAACCAGAAGATGCTCAGCGACTGGGACCGTGAGTGCGCGATCCACCACGGCGGCCAGGATAAGCACCTGATCGCCATCAGCTAACCCCCGCCCCACCTGCCAGACACACTGACAGACCTACCACCGAAGGAGACCATCATGAGCGAGACCACCGACTACGGCACCCTGACCGACTACGTCACCGGCGAGCAGATCCGGCCGGCCACCGCCGCCGAGCACGCCCGGTCCCTGGCCGCCGGCGAGACCGGCGCCTTCGAGCTGGACGGCCGCGCCGTGTTCGTGGCCGGCGGGCCGGAGATCATCAGCCAACTGCACGCAGAGTACGACCGCCGCCGCCAGGGCGTACCACCCCGCGACCTGGGCAACGGCATCCGGCTGTCCGGCCGCATCAAGCTGGACTCCCCGCCCGGGCCGGAGCATGACCGCTTCGAGTACCTGGTCGACCACCGGCCGCCGGCCGGCGCTCAGACCCGCACACTGCACGTGTGGGCCAAGGCTGGCGCCCAGGACCTTGAGGCCGCGATCCGCCTGGCCTTGCGGAACGAGGCGGACGAGCGGCCGAGCACCGTGACCGAGCTGGGCTGACGCTGCCCGGTCCTCACCCGCTCCGGCGGGCGGGGGCCGAGTGGCGGACAGCCCGCCCACTCGAAGGAGATGACCATGTACAACAGCTACGAGCTGCTAGAGGCCCTACAGGGTGGCCCGCTCCGCCTGTCCGGCGGGCGGCATGGCGGCGCCATCATCCACCCGATGTCTGAGGGGTGGGACCACTACGGCCTGAACCTGGTCGAGTGGACCGACACCGCGGGGGTGGTGTGGGCGCGGGAGTGGACAGCCACTCCGGTGATCCAGCTCCGTCACTTCGTGGCGCTCGGCTGCCAGCCGGACCGGCCGATCCCTCGGCTGGACGAGGCGACCGAGCGCGCCCGGTGGGACGCCATCTGCAACGCCATGGTCGGGCCTGCATCCTGACGCTGCCCGGTCCCAACCGCCCCGAGGGGCGGCGGGGGCCGAGTGGCGGAACAGACCCGCCACCCGACCAGCCCGGGCTGCAACCCGGGCAGATATGAGAGTAGATCATGGACATCAACGCACCCACCCAGCCGCAGCCGGTAACACCGGTGAGGCACCGGCCACCGGCGTGGCTGGTGGTCACCTTCACCGGCCTGGCCTCCCTGCTCATCGGCATCGGCATCGGCGGCAGCGGTGAGGGCGCCGAGGCCACCACCGACACCAGCCCACCTGCGACCGTGGTCACCGTCTCCGACGTCCCGGATGTCTGCCTCGAGGCCCTGAACAACGCCGAGGACCTGATGGGGTTCAGCGCCGACTTCGCCGACATCGCCGCCGAAATGCCCATGATGATCTACGACGGGATCGAGGCTGGGATGGCCTACGACGCTACGGCGGTCGAGGACCTGACCGACAAGCTGAACACGATCACTGCGGACGTGGAAGAGCTGACCGAGCAGATCGGCTCGTCTGACTACCGGGACAACGCTGCCCAGTGCCGCGACGCGGCCGGCTGACCGCACCCCTGAATCCCGGGCACGACGAAGGAGCCCTCCCGGGCTGTCACCCGGGAGGGCTCCCATCACCCGCCGCACCCCCGGGGTGCAACGGAACGGCTGTTCGGTTATAGGTCAGGCCGCAACTGCCAACGAACGTTGGGTCAGGGGCGGAAGTCGCCCTTGTCCTTGTTCGGGTTCTGTATAATCGAAGCCGTGGTGGACGAATGCTGCGTGGACGCTTGCGACCGTCCTATCCTGATCCAAGTCCGACGACTCTGCCGTCGACACTACCGCCGGTTCCAGCGACATGGCGATCCAGCTGGTGGAGCACACTACCGCCGCCCCACCTCACGCCAGGACTACCAGCGCCGCGACCTTGCCGACCGACTGTGGGCACGGATAGATCGAACGGCGGACGGTTGTTGGATCTGGCCCGGCGCTACAGCCAAGGGTTACGGCACCATCGTTGGCTGGGTCGACGGGAAGTGGCAGAACCTATTGGTACACCGAGTGGCGTATGAGTTGGAAGTGGGGCCGATCCCCGAAGGGATGGACCTCGATCACGTGTGGAAACGTGGCTGCCGATCCAGGCTATGCCTCCGCCCAGGTCATCTTGAGCCGGTGACCCGGGCGGAGAACATGCTGCGCGCCTTCGCTGCGCGCCCCGATGATGACTAGAACTTCTTCTTGTCGGCGTTCGGTGGGCGCGGGTCTTCCGACTCGTTGGTGTTCCCGCCGCTGTTGACACACGTCCACCCACCCTGGCTGGGGTTGGCCGTGGCCTCCTGGCCGGGTGGGCAGGTGATCGGGTCGGCCTGTGCCGGGCTGGCCGCGGCGCCGACGCCGGCGGCGACCAGCGCCACGATGATGAGCAGCTTACGCATGTTGCTCTCCTCTGTTCGGGTCTATTATCGCGCGGCCCGCCGACGCTTGCGCCGGTAGGCCAGCCAGAAGTGAATTGGAACCCACAGGCTGAGCGCGCCGATCAGCGCGGCGGTCAGCTCACCGGGGACGTGCCGCACGATCAGGGTGGTCCACGGTTCGGTATCGGCGCTGCTGTCGCAGGCGGCGAACAGCTCCATGCCGATCACCAGCCCGGTCAGGCCGAGGAACGCGATCCGCCAACGGGTGGCCGGGCTCACGGCGCCACCAGCTCGTACGACGCGGCAAAGATGTCCGGGTCGCACGGGTAGAACTCGCCACGCAGACCGCGGATCAGCCACCAGCCGGGGCGGCAGCGCATCTCACCCTCCAGGGTGTCCACGATCAGGTCGTCGCCTGGTGGGTTGGGCACCACGCTCTTGATCCACTCGTCTCCGGCCAGGGCCGCGATTTGGTCCGGGTTGCTGCCGGTCCACTGGACGGCCTGGATCTCCACCGGCCGCTTCCGGTACGTGGCCGCGCTCACCGTGGCGCCTCCCGTTCCTGCCTGGCCGCCCGGTCCGCCATGCCCCGGAGCTCGGCCGCGGTGAGCGTCGGCAGTGGCGCCGGCTGGGGTGTCCAGAACACCGCCTGGTAGGCGCCGACCGCCAGCCCGGCGGCGATCACCCACTCCAGCGCGGTGATCTGTCCGTCGACCAGCGCCGTGGCCACCGATGCGAGCCCGGCACCCACACCGGCCGCGATCGCCTTCACCTGTTCCTTGACCGGTGTCATGTTCTCACTCCCTCACGCACACGAACCACGTCTCTTGCCGAACCTGCCGCTCCTGCAAAATGGTGCCCGGAGGGCACGTCGGCCCCGGCTCACCCTGCGGACCCGCCGGACCCTGCTCACCCGGTGGACCCGGCAGCCCCGGCTGGCCAATCTCACCAGCCGGGCCCGCCGCCCCCGGGTCACCGGCCGGACCCTGCAGCCCGTCCGGGCCGGTGCTCCCGGTCGGGCCGGGCTCGCCCGTCAGACCGGCGGGGCCGGGTGGCCCTGCAGGTCCGGGCAACCCCGGCGCCCCCGGCTCGCCCCGCAGCTCCTCCGGGTCCACCACACACCGCCGGCCGAGCTGCTCCACCTGGGTGCACAGCTGCTCCACCGCCGCCCGCGCCTCGGCCGCCCGCTGCTCCTGCTCGTTGACCCGGCCGGCGAACTGCCACCCGGAGAACCCGAGCGCGGTGAACGCGACGACCGCAACCACCACCGAGGCCACCGTCCGGCGGCGCCGCTTGGCGATCACCCGGGCCAGCTGGCGTGTCTCAGCGCTCACCGGCCACCGTCCCGCCGCAGCGCCGCCAGCTCCGCCCGGAGCCCGGCCGCGGCCTCCTCGCACGCGTACCGGGCGGTGCGCTGCTCCTCGAGCTTGGCCCGGATGTCCCTGACCCGCTGCTCGGCCCGCTCCGCCCGGGCTTCCTCCTGGTCGGCCGCCTGCCGGTAGTCGCGCCTGTCCGCGCGGTTGGCCATGAGGAGGTAGCCGAACGCGGCGAGGAGGCCGCCGGCGCCGCCCAGACCGACCACGGTCTCAACCACATCGTGTCTACGCTTTCGCCTCGTCCAGCCCGCCGAGCGCCGCCCGCACCCCGGCCTCCGCGGCGGCCACCAGCCGCTCGTCGGCCACCTCGCCCAGCTGCTCGCGCAGCCCGGCCAGCACCGCCGGCACCAGCACCTCGCCGAGCTCGGCCAGCAGCGCAGCCCGGTGGGTGTCGAGCTCGGCCCGCACCGCCGCCCCCACGTCATCGCCGGCGACCGCCGCCAGGATCGCCGCCTGCCCGGCCCGCTGCTCGGACAGGATCGTCGAGGTCCGGTGGTTCGCCGACCAGCTGTGCCCGTACGCGGACACCAGCAGCCCGCCAGCGGACGCCACCCCGTCCTTGTCGCCGGTGGCTTTGGTGATCCAGTCCGGCAGGTTCAGCTTCTCGGTCCAGCTCAACTCGTCCTCCTCTGGCTCTGGCTCGAAGAATGCCCGGAACGGCGCCACCTTCGAGCGGTGCTCGGAGTCCCGGTAGTAGGAGATGTGCAGGTGCCACTCATGCGAGTCGCCGGCCGCCCGCCGCACCGGTGACCAGCCGGCGAGGTGGTCCCACCGGTAGGCCCGCCCGTCCGACCCGGGCCCGATCAGCTCCCGCACATCCGGCAGCCGGCCGGCCCGGGCTTCGGCCGCCATGTACGCGGTCAGCTCCCGCAGCCGCGGGAAGCTGCCCACGTCCAGGGCGGCGGCGGCATCCGTCAGCCCGGCCAGGTCCCGGGTGACCCGCGCCGAGTAGTCGTCGGCCGATAGCCGGTCCCGCCCGAGGTGGTAGCCGAAGGTGTGGCCGGTGCTGCCGACGATGCCCAGCGCCACCCACGACAGGCCGGTGTGAGGCTGCAGGTAGGCCCGGGCGTCGAGCAGGGTCTGCGGTGCGAAGCTCATCAGCGCGTCCTCCTGTCAGTTTACGGGGCCGACGATGATGCGCCGGTGCGTCAGCGCCCCGCCGGAGCCGCCGGCCACCCGGTGGACGGTGCGGACGAAGTGGGTGGCGCCCACCACCAACCCGGTGTGGGTCTTGGAGATGGACTGGCCTTCCTCCGCGCCCGATGTTTTGGTGGCCACCGCGTTGTTGTCGTTGGCGGCGGCGATCAGGGTCCCCCCCGCGGAGGTCCCCTGGTACAACTCGTATGCCAGCCAGATCCGGTTGGTGCCGTCGCTGTGGATCCGGGCGTTGACCTTGATCTCCACCTTCCCGGACGTGCCGACCAGGAAGGTGGTTGAGCAGGTGGAGCCACCCGGAATGTAGGTGGTGCTGGAGATCCCGGTCTCGTCGGCCGTCACGTCAGCCTCTTGCGTGGCGGGAAAGTCCAGCGCCCGGATCGTGTCACCAGCCTGCGGCATGCCTCAGCCCTCCCTTTTTCACAGTCCACGTTCGGCCGGTACGGCCAGCTCCACCGGTTCACCCGCGGCGATGCTCACCCCGGTCACCCCCGCGGTGACCGGGGTCTGGTCCACCGTCAAGGTCTGCACCGCCCCCGTCGGGGCGCCGACCGCGGTGACCCGCAGCACCACCCCCCGAACCCGGATCAGGAATGGGAAGTCGGCGCCCTGCGACCACAAGTCGTTCCCGCCGGTCTGGTCCTCCACGCTCAACGCGGTGTCGGTACCCACGTCGAAGGCAGACTCCACCCGCGAGTCGTACGGGCCGTAGCGCATCGGCGCGTCCTCGGCCGGCTCCTCGGCATCATCGGCGTAGAGGCCGACCCGGAACGGGCCGGCCGCCGTGGTGTGCACGTCGAGCAGCCATTCCTCGGTACGGATCGTCTCCGTGATGCCGAGCACCAGCTGGCAGATGTCCTCAGACGCCACCCACAGCGGCACATTCTGTACGACGACCAGCGCCCGCGGATCCAGCGTCTGCGCGGCGGCGACCAGCGCCGCCCCGTCGGTGCGGGTGGACAGCCCACGCAGGTTGACCCGCAGCGCCGGGTGGCGGTCCTCGTCCCAGGTGCCGTGGTGCGCCCACCAGCCGGCGATGTCGTCCAGCTGGAGGTCGGATGCCGCGTCGAAGCGTTCGGCCCGGTCGTACCGGCCGGCCCGGGTGATCCCGCGCGGCCCGTCGGCCACCTCCACCTGCGCCTCACCACCGTCGCGGCGCTGCGCGGTGGCGTCGTTGACCAGCCCGAAATCGTCCGGGGTCGGGTCCAGCGGCGGGCTCAGCTGGCCTTCCTCGAAGTCGAGCGTCAGGTCCGCAGCGCGTGGCAGGTAGAGGCTGGCCAGCGTGTGGAAGTGCAACCCGGCCGCGGCCCGCTGCTCGACCAGGATCGGCGCCCGGGAACCGGCCGCCTCCACCTTGGCGCACTCACCCAGCACCGCCAGGAACTCGCCCGGATACTGAGGCCCCATCAGCGCCGTTCCGTCCAGGTCGCCGGTGCTGGCGAACGCGACGTCCTTGTCATCGCACAGCCGCTCCGCCCGCCGGCCGGCAGCCTCCCCGGCGTGGCCGGAGTAGGCCGCGTAGGCGTCCGCCAAGCTGGGTGCGGTGTTCCACAAGATGAACTGGCCGTAGTCCACCGGCACCAACGCAGCGCTGAAGGCCACCGATGTGATGCTCACCAGGTTCGCCGCCGGGATCGTGGCCATCCCGATATCGGCGGTCAGGCTGATGACCTGTACCCCGTCCACGTCCACCGTCAGGGTTGCGTCATTCCCGGCCGCCTCGACCGCTGACAGCCGGACGTGGTGAACCTGCCCATCGAGCAGGCTGCCCACCGCGGCGGTGTCAGTGTCGATCCCGAGGATGGTGGCCAGGATCCCGACGGCGTCGATGGACACCGACCATGACTGGTCTTCGGTCGTGACCGTCGACCGGAACAAATGTGGCGTGTTCCCGTCCCAGGTCGCCGGATCGGCCGCCCGGTAGGCGAAGTCGAGTACCCATCCGCCGGCGGTGGCGCCGACCACCGATGCGGTGACCAGCCCGGTTGACCCCGTCGGGCCGTTGGTGCGCGCACCGGCCGGCAGCCACGGCGCCAGCCTCCCCGCCCCGTACGACGGTGCCGCAACGGTGGAGGCCGTGCGCAGCGACCGACCGCCGTAGAGCCCACGGGCCGAGCGTGAGCCCTCCGGGTCGTCCAGCGGCCAGTACGCGGTCGGCCCGTTCTGCTGGGCCAGCCGGGTGATCGTATCCGCGACCGGCGAGCCCTGAATCCCCAGCCGCCGCAGGATCCCGGCCGCCTCCAGCGGCACCCACAGGTCGCTACCCGACGCGTCCGAGCGTGGCGGCCAGGATGTCACCTCCTGGACCGTCCGCACGGTCGGCGTGTCACCGGCCAGGCCGGCGCTCACCCGGATCGGCGTGTTCGGGCCGATCAGGCCATACAGGTCGGAGGCCGGGTTGCGCTGGCTGTACCGGTTGGTCACGGCCGTGTTGACCTTGCTGAGGCCGTTGTTCAGCGTCAACGAGAGCGTGCCCGGGCTGGCCGCCCCGAGCTCGTTCGCCACCCCGCGGGTGATGACCGCCGGGTCGCGGTTCAGAACGTCAGCCGTGATGTCATGCCAGCTGCCGGAGTAGAAGATCTCCACCATCCACGCAACCAACTCACCGGACATGACACCCCCCGCTCACGCCGGGACGCTCACGCCGATGGCCGGCGTGGCGTAGGCCGCGAACTGGACGTCGATCATGTCCGGGTCGTCGCCGATGCCCCGCAGCCGCGCCAGCGCCGCGACCCGTACCCGCCACACGTCCATCGGCCTGCCCGCGACATCGCCACCGTCCAGGAAGATCACATGCCCGATGGTGCCGCGCGCCAGCAGCGTGCGGATGTCCTGGCCGGCCGGATCGGCGTAGAAGACCAGCCGGGTGTCATCCACCTCCAGCGACCCGTCGAGCGTGGCCACGAACTGCTCGCCGGCGGCCTGGATGCTCCGGGCCTCGGCGCGAAGCCGCCAACCGACGAACCCGGCGATCTCGCCGGTGGCGTCCGTGCCGGCGTTCAGCTCGGCCCGGGTGGGTGCCGTGAGCGTGGCGATCGACACGACCCAGTAGGTCCGGATCATGCCCGCGGAAATGTGGCGGACCGCCGGGAACAGGGGCGGCGGGCTCATTCCGGCACCCTCATCACAGCTCGGAAGGCCGGGTTGTTACGCACACCGCGGGCCACGATCGTGGCGATCGCCCGGTCCAGCTCGGACGGCCCCGACTCGACCCGGATCACCAGCGGCGCCCTCTCCTGCTGGATTGCTCGGGTTAGCAGTGCGGCGGCCGGCTCCGCACTGGCCGCCGGAGCCGCAGCACCGCCCACCGGCCACCGGCCGGTGGCGTTCAGCGCCAGCAGCGCGGCCCGGTTCTGCTGGGCCACCGGCCGCCGGATCATGATCTCACCGGCGGTGGCCATCACGGGTACCTGGTCCGGCCCGGCCGGGCCGCGCACCTCGCCGCCGTGCTGGAACGCAATCCGCTGCGAGCCCACCGGCGCGATGTATGACTGGTGAATGTCGATGTTGACGCGCTTGTATGCGGGTATCCGGTCGATCGCCAGCCTCAGATTTCGCGCGTTCTGTTCCGCCCTGCTCATCCCCGGCGTCTGGATCCGGGTGGCCACCTCGGACGGGATCAGGTCGTAGGCCTCGGCGTAGCGCTCGATCGCCTCCTCGCTGAACCCGGCCTGGCGCATCTGATCGACGAACTTCTGCCGCAGCCGTTCCGTCTCTGTCTGTAGATCCTCAGCGCCGGCTCCGGCATCGGCCATCGCCGTGATCAGATCCATGTCGGCCGAGATCAGATCCCGGACGTTGCCGCGGTTGTCCAACGCCGCCTTGCTGTTCCCATCCAGCGCGGTGCCGCCCTCCTTCGCCGCCTCGACCAGCCGGCGCATCGCCTCGGCGGTAGCGTCCTGGGCCTCCTCGACGCTGAACATGATGTCGAACAGGCCCTTCAGCGCCTTATCGAGATCGTCCACACCGGCGGTCAACCCCTCGGCCTCCTCGGCGGTTACCCCGAACGTGGTGGCGAGGTTCCGCGCCTGAGGGTCAAGGGCATCCATAGCATCACCCGACTCACCCATGGCCTCCGCCTGTCGGCGGGTAGACTCGCCGGCCTCGTCGAGGTCATCGGTCAGTCCCTGGTACGCGCCGCGGACATCCCGCGCCGCCCGGGCCTGCCCCTCCAGCTCCGCCTCGTACTGGGCCGTCTTGGCCGCCACGTCCAGCTGGGTCAGCCCCTGCTCCCTCAGGGATGCGGCGTATTCGCGGACCGCTGAGTCGATGTCCAGCGTGGCCATGGCGCCCTGCTCCAGCGCGGCGTTCAGCTCCTGGACCGCGACCTCCTCGCCGAGCACCGCGTCGGTGACGGTCGCAAGGTCGAGGCCGAGCTGCTCGGCCCGCTCCAGGATGCCCCGCTTGTCCAGGTCGTTGGCGACCCAGGCGCGGGTGTTGTGGGTGACCGCGCCGGTCTGCTGGTCGAGCGTCTCGGAGACCTCCTCGATCCGCTGCTTGCCCTCGGCCTGCTTGGCGGCGAAGATCCCGAACGCGACGGTGGCCACGCCCAGCGCGGCGGCGAGCGGGCCGAGCGGCACCGCCGCGGTCACCCGGCGGAACAGGCCCACCGCGGTCGCCGCCCGGCCGCCGGAGTTTTGCACCGTGTCCAGGGCAGCCTTGAAAGCCAGCACCTTGGGGACGGCCACCAGCGCGGCACCGCCGGTCAGCGTGATCGCGGCGGCCGCCAGGGCAAGCACGGCCAGCGCCGCCTTGACCGGCTGGGGCAGGTCACCGATCACCCCGGCGATACCGGCCAGCTTGTCCGCCGCCTCGCCGAGCACCGGCAGGAAGTTGTTGCCCATGTCGATCGCGAAGTCATTCACCTGGTTCCTGGCAATGCGCAGCTGCGCGGCGGTGGTGCCGTACCGGCGCTCCGCCTCCTCCGCCAGCGCGGTGTTCTCGTCCCACGCCTGCGAGCCGATCCGCAGCGTCCGGGTCAGGTTGTCCCCGGACCCGGACAGCCGCCGCAGCGCGTCCGACACCCGAATGTTGGTCAACCCGAGCTGGTCGAGCACCGCATTGACGTCCCCGCCGGAGGTCTGCACCCGGCCCAGCCCGGCGATGAACGAGGCGATCGCGCCACCGGCGTCGACCTGGTAGGCCTGCCGGAACTCGGCGGCGGTGACCCCCGCGGTCTCGGCGAAGATCTCCAGCCGGTCACCACCGCGGCGCACCGACGAGTCGATCTCCAGGAAGACTCTGGAGATGGCGGTGCCGCCGGCCTCCGCCCGGATACCAACGTTGGACAGTGCGGCGGCGAACCCGACCACCTGGTCCTCGGTCAGCCCGATGGTGTTGCCGGCGCCGGCGATCCGCAGCGCCATCTCGGTGATCTCGCTCTCGGTGGTGGCACCCTTGTTGCCCAGGTCGACGATCGCGGACGCCAGCCGGGACACGTTCTCCGGGGCGGTCTGCATGATGTTCATCAGCCGGGCCAGCGAGGTCGCGGCCTCATCCGAGGTGAGGTTGGTAGCCTCACCCATGTCGATCATGGTCCGGGTGAAGGCGGCGACGTTCTCGCGCTGGATGCCAAGCTGGCCGGCGGCCTCGGCGACCGCCGCGATCTCCCGGTGGCTGGCCGGCAGCACCCCGGTCAGGTCCCGGATGTCCTCCTCAAGCGCCGCCATCTGAGCGTCGGTGCCCTCGACGGTCTTCAGCACCCCGGCCCAGGATGACTCCCAGTCGATCGCGGCCCGCACCGACAGGGCCAGCCCGGCGGCGATCGCCGCCCCGGCGACCAGCATCCCCCGGCCGAGACCGGTCATGGCCCGGTCCACCCGGGCCTGCCGCGCCTCCAGCTTCGCCAGCTCGCGCTCGAAGACACTGGCGGAGGCGGCCGCCGACTTGACCGGCCGCTCGAAATCTTTGTCCTCGGCTCGGATGTCCAGGACGAGGTCACGCCGCATCGAGCCGGGCACGGCGCACCTCCTCGTTGCGGATCAGCTTGACGTGGATGCCGCGGGTCTCGGCCGGGTCCCGCTTGGACAACGTGGCCCGCAACGACTCCAGCTGCTGACAGCCGGGGCAGGGCTCAGGCACCGCCCGGTAGGCGTGCGGATGCCCGCCGCGGTTCGGGTCCCACTCCTCCGGCCGGGTACCGCAGCCACCGCAGGCGGTCAACGACCGGACGTGCTCCCAGATCGCCTTGTCCCGGTCGGACTTCTCCCACTCCAGGAACGCGGTGTGTGGGATGCCGTACGCACGGCAGACCCTCAGCTCAACGGCGAGCTGAGGGTCGTGGTCCATCCTTTTGGGAGCACTGCCGACTCGGCCATCCGCGGCCGTTCGTTCAGCCCCAGGATCACCACCCGCAGCTCGGTGGCCTCACCGTCCGAGCAGTGCTCGGTCAGGAACGCCTCCCAGTCCTCCACGGTCATCCCGTTGTTGCAGCCGGCGGCCAGCACGAACGGGGGGAAGGTGTCCTCGTTGCAGTCGGGCGGAAGCTGCTCCCGGCGCTGCGCCTCGGCGATCTGCTCGGCGGTGGGCGGGTGCTCGGTCTTGGCCAGCTCGTACGCCGCCGGCGGCATCGCGGTCAACGTGACCACCTCGTAGCAGGCGTCCACCGCAGCCTCAGCCTTCGCCAGCTCCGCCGCAGCCGCCCGGTACTCGTCGGTGTCCTCCTCATGCCGCAACATCGCCTGCCGGGCCAGCCGTCGCACCTCGGCCAGCCGCCTTCGGGCCTCGGCCGGGTCGTCAACCTGGATCGGGAACGGCAACGACGGCCGGGGCCGGCGCAGCAGCCGGTCCCGCTGGCTGTTACCGGCCCCGGCCGCCCTCTTGCGCTGGGCCATCAGGCCGGCAACGCCCAGTCAATAGCCGGCGTCCGGGTGATCGCGAAGCTGATCACCACGTTGGCCGGGTCCTCACCCGCAAGGTCCACAGACTTGGCCGCCGAGGCCACCGTGGCCGGGAACGTGTCCGCCAGGTTCGCCGACACGTCACCACCCCAGCAGAAGACCACGAACCCGACCGTGCCCCGAGGCAGCAGCGCGCGCAACGCATCCGCACCCGTCTTGGTCATGTAGAACGTCGCCGTGCTGCTGTCGGCCGTGGTGCGGCCGATGACCTTGCTTGTGAACGCGCTGCCGGCATCCGGCGCGTCGACGATGTTGCTGGACACGTTCCACCCGGTGGTGGCACGGAGCTCCGGGCTCAGGTCGGTGCCGGCGTTCAGCTCGGAGCGGGTCGCCTGAAGGCTGGCCGCCGCGATAGAGGTCAGGAAGTACATTTTGGAGACCCCGGGGTGGATGTACCGGACCGCCGCGGTGATCGGTGTCGCTACCATTTGCTACTCCTCAGTGCTGTCGGTGCCGGCGGCGGCCGGCTGGCTCTTACGGCGCCGGCCAACGACCGGCTCGGGCTCAGGCTTAGGCGGCGGCGGTGGTTCGGTCTCCTGCCAGCCGGCGGCGGCCCACACCAGCACGGCCGAGTCGGGGACCTCGACGGTCCGATCCAGCGTCGGATGGTAGATCCACGCCATCAGGACACCTCTTCGGCCGTAACGGCGAAGGTATGGCAACGCAACACCGTGTTCGGTGGTGCCGCGAATGCCAGCACCCACCATGTGGTGTCCGTATTGGAGTCGTACTGACGGCTCATTAGGACGATAGGGACCATTCCGGACGCATCATTGCCCCACACGTCCGTACTGTTGGTGTTGGACGAACTCTCAGTTTCAGCGAACCCACCACCACTAATGGCGTGCGTCCCAATGTCTTGAGCGCCGGCCGTAACCATGGCTATGCCCTTGGCGTTCGCGATGGTGCTTTGATGACCCCAGACAGTGGTAAATACAGTAGTCATCTTCACGTATTCCCTTCAGCTGATAACTTCGAAGGTGACGGAGGCCGTCGCCGACCAAGTCAGCGTCACCAACCCGTCCGTCGGGTTCCGGTAGGTGCTGGTGGCCCGGATATAGCGGGCATCGCCTGCGGGCACGGCCACTGTCCGATCAGTGACGGTCAGGTCGCCGTCGACCAGCTGGGGCGTCACCATTGTCACGGTGACCGACACGCCCGAGGCGTTGATCACCCGGACGATGCTGTCCGGTCGCACCTTGTCCCCGGTGGTGGGGGTAGCCGCGTTCGCGGTCGCGTCCAGGCCGGTCGTCGGCACCGGTTCGGTTGCCACTGTCGCCATGTCTTGCCCTCTCTTATCGCCAGCCGCGGCGACGCGCCGCGGTCGCGGCCGCCCGGTCGGCAGCCTCCAAGAACCCGTCCCGGCCGGCCTTCACCGCCGGGATCAGGTACGGCCGCACCCGCTCCTGGACCCACAGCTCCCGGTTGCCGAAGACGGGATGACGGAAGCCGCGCCGGTCCTGGCCGAACTCGTACAGCCGCGCATGCGGGGCCTTGATGGTGGAGACCCCCAGCCGCACTCCCGGCTTCTTCCGGGAGCGGGACATCCGCAGCCACATCGCACCCGGGATCCGGCTGGACCAGCCTGCCCGGCGACGCGCGTCCTCAAGCACCGGCCGGGCGGCGCGGAGCAGTTCCGGGGCCAGCTCCTTGCGCAGCGTCTCCGGCAGCGCGCCCAAGTCCTGGACCAGCTTCCGCACCGCATCACGCCCGTGGACTGGCACGGCACCCCCCTTGGGGACGTTCGGCTCTACTGCCGGTTGACTACGGGGTGTAGCGTGCGCGGCATGACCTCCACAGACATGCCGCGCACGCGGCTCAAGGCCTTCATCAAGCGGCGGCGATGGGCACTGGCCACCGTCGCGGCGCTCCTAGTCGGCGGCGGGTCGACCATGATTGCTGTAGCAGCCACAGCCGACAACCAGCCCGACACCCTGCATGTCCGCGGCACACTGACCCTCCGCGACCCCGATGCTGGGTATGGCATCTACACCCAGGAATGCATCGGGGAAGGTGGCTATGACGACATCGCACCGGGCGCCCAGGTGACCGTCACCGCACCTGACGGGACGGTGCTTGCGGTCGGTCACCTCGGGGCAGGGGGAACCGTTGGCGGTGACGGGTCCAGGATCGGGGGTTCGTGCGTGTTCCCGTTTGAGGTTGCCGGCGTTCCTGCCGGACGTGGCCTGTACGGCATTGAGGTCTCACATCGGGGCGTGGTCGTGTATCAGGAGAGTGACCTGTCAACCGTCCTGGACGGACCAACGCTGACGATCGGTCAGTAGGCAAACGCGTCGCAGCTGACCACGAACGTCAGGGCGACCGAAGCACCCCCGGCGGTCTCCTCACCCTCCAGCTGAACCTGATCCAGGTCCACCACGGCCGGCCGGGCGCGCATCACCACCCCACCCAGGGTCTGGTCACGCCGCAGCTCGGCCACCAACGAGTCGAACAACTCGAACGCGCGGAGCCGGGGCGGTCGCAGCACGGTGTCACCGGAGACCACCGAGATGTGACAGGCCACGTCGTAGGTCTCCCGGTCATCCACCCCCGCCGACTGCCGGGCCAGATCCACGGCCACCGACGGAAGCTGCTCCGACCAGCCGACGATGACCAGCTCGTCCTCCCAGTCGGCCACGTCCGGGCCATCCAGCACCTGCACACCGGGTAGCGCCGCCCGGAAGGCGGCCAGCATCGCATCCAGCGCGGCCGGGATCGTGCTCACGCGAACCCGCCGGCCTGAGCCTCGCCGCCCAGCAGCTCGATCGCCCGCCGCGGCACCGAGAAGGTCAGGCCCGCCGCCCGGGCCTCGACCCCGTCGCCGGAGCTCGCCGACGGTGGCCGGCGGGACTCCCGCCCCCGCTGGGTGGCCCACAGGTGCTGCAGGATGATCCGGCCGGCGTGGGTGATCGCGGCCGACACCTGCCGCCGGCCGGCGGGGTAGACCACGTCCCACGGGCCGCCGGTGAACCACAGCCCGGCGGCGCCCTTGCGGATGACCACCCCGGCCTGCTCGTCCACGTCCAGCTCCAGCGGGTCGTAGTCGGTGCCGCCGTCCAGCACCGCGGTTACCGAGGTGACGGCCAGCACCGGCCGGTGTCGCAGCACCAGCGTCCGGGTGGCGTAGTCGTGCACCCGGTCGGTGTAGGTGCGCACCGCCACCGGACCCACCCCCCACTCCGGGTTGTGCTCAACGATCTCGGTGACCGCCTCCAAGAAGCGGCGCACCTCCTCGTCATGGGTGGTGATCGTGGCGGCGATATTCAGATGCTCCTTGGCATCAGCTAGCGAGAACAGCAGCGGCGGGGTGGCGTCACGGACATCGAAGACATCCGTGTGGGCGGTGATCGGGCCGGTGGTGATCATCCGCCAGCGGTGCAGCCCGGCCTGCACGGTCGGGTAGTCCACCCGCAGGATGCCGGTCTCGACCGGCGCCGGCACCGACGGGGTGACGCTGGTGCCGTCGGGCAGGGTGATGGTCAGGACCGAGGTGGCCGGGTCGGTCAACTCACCGTCGGCATCCCGGATCGCCAGGGCAACCTGGAAAACGTCGCCGAGATCAATCAAGCGACACCTCCTGAGGTTGGGACCCGTGGCCAGATCAGGGTGGCGGTCGGCCGCTGCGGCGGTACCGGTGACGAGTGGCCGGGCCGGTTCGGGTCGAACGCGGCGACGACGCCCGCGAGCGCCAGGGCAAGGGTGATCGCAGCGGTGACGGCACGGTCGTTGTGTCCGACTGGGGTGAGCGTCAGGGTGAGTGGTATGCCGGCGGTGGCCTGGTAGCCGGTGGTGGTGGTTCCGGCCAAGGTCAGGCCGAGTGGTATGCCGGCGGTGACCTGGTTGGGCGCGCCGGGCACGGGCGCGTCGACCACCGGGGCGATGGTCAGGGCCAGCGGGAGCGTGGTGGTGGCCTGGTGCTCGGCCTGCACGGTGCCGGCGGTGGCCAGGGTCAGCGGCACGGCGGTGGTGACCTGGTGGTCGGACTGTGCGGTGCTGGTCAGGGCGAGCGTGAGGGGGATGTTGGCGGTGACCTCGGCCGGGGCGCCCACCACCGGCGCGTCGACCACCGGCGCCACGCTCAGGGCCAGCGGCACAGCTGTGGTCACGGTGTGGTCGGCGGCGACAGTGCCGGCCAGCGTGACCGCCAGGTCCACCTCGGCGGTGGCCTGGTGCTGCGCGGTGGCAGTCCCGGCCAGCGCCACCGCCAGCTCGACCCCGGCGGTCACCTGGTGCTCGGCCTCGGTGGTGCCGGCCACCGCGATCGACAGGGGGATGTTGGCGGTGACCTGGGCGGCGGCGGTGACCCCGGTGGACCACACCACCAACGCGGCGGTGATCCGCTTGCCGGCGTCCCCACCGGGCAGGGTGACCGTGTCCGCCCTGACCCCGGCGCCCTGCCCGTCCAGGATCAGGTAGCCGCCGACCCCGGCGTTCCCCCCGGCGCCCTTGCCCGCGTAGGCGTCCAGCAGCAGGTTCCCGCCGCCGACCAGCCCCGGGTTCACATCCGTGGCCGCCCAGCCGATGCCGGCCGCGCCGCCGTCGCGGATCGCCGCGGCGGCCAGCAGCAGCAGATCACCGGCGGGGATGCTGGCGGTGTCGCCGGTGGCCAGGGATGTGACGGAGCCGGTGTCGGAGTCGGCGACCGCGGCGTCGGCGAAACCGAACGCCCCACCCTCCTGGACCCGCAGCCATATAGCGTCGGTCGGGTCGGCCGACCAGGCGGCGGTGAACAGCCCGTCGGTGACCGTCGAGGTGGGGACCAGCTCGGCCACGCCGAGTGAGCGGCGGGCCAGGTCGTTGGCCGGCAAGGTGGCCTCGGCCACCCGGTTGACCCAAGACGCGCCGCCGGCGTTGGGAGTGACCGCGAAGCCAGTGCCGCCGCCGCGGCTGAACGCGATGCAGATCAGCCGCTCGCCCACCCCGCAGGACAGGGTGACCGGGTTGGCCGAGACGGTTCCGGAGATCAGCCCGGTATCGCTGGGCGCCTGGGCGGTGCCGGCCAGCGCCACGGTCAGCGGGATGTCGGCGGTGACCGCGTGGTCGGTGGCTGCGGTGGGGGCGACTGCGACGGTCAGTGGGATGGATGCGGTGACCTGGGCGGGGGACACGACCGCGACCTCGAACTCGGCCCAGGAGTCGGGGTCGTTGACTGCGATCGTGATATTCCGGCTGCCGCCGCCGGAGGCCTTCCGGAGCTCGACCGAGACGGCCAGGATGTCCCCGGCTGACCAGGTGGTGGCCAACTCGAAGCTCTGGACCTTGATCCCGACGGTGTTCTGCTCGCTCGAGTAGCTCGAGCTGGCCTGGAGCACCCCGGATGAGTCCCAGCGCTGGACCCGCCACCGGTAGCTGAGTGTGGCCGCGCTGACCGCGGTGACCTGGAGCTGGGTGGAGATCGTGCTGCTGCCGACCGCGGTGCCGACCTCCCGCTGGAAGCGGAAGACCTCCGTGAACCCGCCGGACACGTTGGCCGAGGTCAGGGTGGTCGGGGTGCCCTCGGCTTCGGACAGGTCCCGGACGATCCCGCCGGTGAACGGCTCGGTCTGGGTGGTGCGGTAGAAGTTCTTGCTGAAGGTGAAGAGGCCGGTGTCCTCGTACAGGAAGCCGAGGTCGGCGGCCGAGACTGAGCCGCCGCCGCCGAAGGTGATCTGGTCGGCCCGGCCGCCGGTGACATCCTCTACGTTGTGGTCCGAGGGCTGGCCGAATCCCCACGCGGCCGACGGTACGGCGGCCAGCCAGTTGTCGAGGTGCTCCTCCAGGAGCGCCGCCTCGATGTCGTCGTCACCGAACGAGTCGGCGGTCCACGGCAACTCGTCCGCCCACGCGCCCATTGCGGCCACGTAGGAGCCGGGGCCGACCGCGCCCTCGATGGCCATCCGGATACTGCCACCGGCCGGGGCGGTCCAGTCCCCGACCGCCACGTCCCCGTCGGCGTGAGATGGGATACCGGTCGTGACATTCAGCAGGCTGAACCGCGGGGTGGCGCTGCCGGTGACCTTGCGGGCGACCAGCGCGTGCCAGTCACCGGCGGTGGTGACCGGACCGGCTGACTCGGTGGTCCCGTCGGACCACACCACCTCGTTGGATGCGTTGAGCCCGACGCCGCCGAGGTCCAGCCCGGCCGAGTCGTGCAGCCGGAACAGGGTCCGCGCCGCATTGTCGTAGAGCGCCAACGGCTTGAACAGCACCGCCACGGTGCCGTAGGTGATCCCATCCAGGCCGCCGGTGCCGGTGGTGAAAATGATGTCGCTGGCGGCGTCGAGCGAACGGACGATCGTCATCGCGGCACCACCTCAGCCGAGCTACGGCCGGAGACCGAGCAGCTGCTTCGCGAAGAAATCGAAGTCCTTGGCGACCGCTAGGGTCGCCAGGCTATTGCGGATGTCCATCAGCTGCTTCGAGTCGCCGATCGCAGATCCGAGCAGGACGGCGGACGGCTCATCGAAACCGTAATTGGCCTGAAGCCCGGCCGATCCCAGCGGGGCGTGGAAGGCGTCCATCATCGCCACCAGCCGGAAGAACTCCCGGCCGGCATAGACCATCCGGCCACCCCCCCGGTTGATCTCGTCCTTCGTCGTGAATGCAGCGAACCCAGCGGCCATGGCTCCTCCTTACGTGACGGTGATCGGTGCGGCAGTAAGCTCGATTTCCCCCGCGGCATTGAAGGTCGGGTCGCCGGCCAGCGTCACCGAGAACCGGAGGTTGCCGGCGGCAGCCGCGTCATACACGAGCAGGTCGCTCACTGCGGCCGAGCCGGTGCCGGTGAAACTCAGCGTGGCGGTCAACGCGGCCACACCGGCGGCCGCGGTGTTGTACGCAGGCTGCAACCGCTCGTTGGACACCTGGTCACCGGTCAATGGGCCATCTCCGATGGCGTACCAGGCATTGGTTGCCAGGTCGGCGGCGGCCCCGTCGGCGGCCGCGTTCCTGAGTGTCGGGTCGGACATTGGCTATCGGTCTCCTGATCTACGGAAAGGGATTGAGATCGACGCAGCTAGCGAAAACTGACACCGCACCGGTCGTGGGGATGTCTTCGTGGTTGGTAAAGCGCCCGAACCACCCGGCAGGCGGGCTCCCTCCCGATGGCCCCCATCGCCTGATTCGTACGTCCTGATCAGTCCCGATACTCCAACCACCATGGATGGCCGTTTGCGAAGGCGGACACGTCGCAGCCACCGTTATGGTGGTGTTGGCGGGTACGATTGCCTGTGACATGACCACGTTGTAACCGTCGGCCCAGTAGGCGTACCGATCTTGCGACGGCCAGTTGAGCGGCGACCAGCCAGACGGACAGGTCTCTTCGGAATCGATCACCCTCAGGTTTCCGGTGCTGTCCTGCCGGCAACCGTTGATGGTGCCGTCGGGAGCTGGGATGGACGCGACTGCGGCACCACCCACCAGCAGCAGAGCGAGAGCTAGCGCGGTAAACCCTGCGATATGCGTCTTCATCGGCTACTCCTCCTCGGGGTCCGGCTCGGGGATGGGCTGGCCGGTGGCCAACGACAGGTTGATCTGAGCGGTCACCTGGGGCACGCGCTCGGGCTCCGGGGGTACCGGCTCATCGGCCACCGTGGACACCCCCGCCGGCGGTCACCGACTTGTGAGCCGCCGGTGCCGTCCGCCCACGCGGCGGGGCCCGGCGCGCCTTCTCCGGCTCCGGCTCCTCCTCCTCGGCCGCCGCACGCCGGGTGACACCGGCCGCGGCCAACACCTTCTCCGCCGCGCGCACCCGATCCTTCTGGCCATACGCCTCCGCGTTGGCCAGCTCGTTACGGGCCTGCACGACATGCGTCGGTTCCTTGCTCATCGCGACTCCTAGCTGAACGTGAACGCGGTGGTCTTCTTCACGGCACCGCCCGGGGTGACGATCGTGACCGTCACCGCCCCGGCGCCATGAGCTGGGGTTGTCACCACGACCGAGGTGTCACTCGTGACGCTCAGCCCGGTACCCGCGACGTCGTCGAACAGCACCGCCACGACACCCGACAGGTTGGTGCCGGTGACGGTCACCGCCGTCCCGCCGGCAGCGGCGCCGGAGGTCGGTGACAGAGCCGGCGAGGCTGTTGGCGCCGGGTACGCCGGAGAGCTTGAGGTCGCCGCCCTGACGACCTTGCCCAGGGTGATGGCTCGCTGATCTGGCATGGTTTCTTAACCCCTTGCGCTAGTTCCACGGCTGGGTGCGACCCAAGAGATCCTTGAGCCGCACCCAACTGATAGATGACTCAGGTCCCGACGAACGTCGGCGTGGTCAGTCCAGACCCGACGATCTGCTGGTGGCTGTTCGCGTACCTACGCATGGTGTAGGCGTAGTAGCCATAAAGGACCAGTAGCACCCCGAGGTTGGCCGCCTTGGCCTGCTCCGCGCGGATGAACTGCGGCGCGTCCGGGTCCTCCCAAAGGAACGACTCGTCCCGCGGCACCACCGCCACCGTGTCCTGAGTGCTGCCGATGTTTGTCGGGATGTTGTTGTCCACGATCACCCGCATACCCGACGGGAGCGTGCCCCGAAAACCGGAGCCGTAGGTCTCGACCAGGTTCTCGCCACCATGCCGCGGGTCGATACCCGGCTGGCCGATCAGTGGCCAGGTGGACACCATCTGGCTCTGCAGCCAGTACCAGCGCCGCGAGTGCATCACGACGACATCCGGGTCCGCCTGACCCAACAGTGCCGCCTCGGATGCAGCCGCACCTTCCAGGATCTTCGGGTAGAACTTCGAGCCGGTCGGTGCGGCCTCGGTCCACGTGATGTCCGTTGCGACAGCGAGCAGTCCGGTGGTCGCCTGGTTGACGATCGTGCTGTCCAGGTTGGTCGCATACCGGCGCTGCAGGTCCCGCATGGTGATCTCTTCGATGCCGGTGCCCCGGTCGATCGCCTGCCGCGAAACGGTCTGCTGCCCGGCGGCAGTCTGGACGTTCTCGGTCAGCAGCGTGTCGTCCGCGTCCTGCTCGGTCACCGCGTCGTTCTCGTTGGCCTGGTTGCCGACCGCGGTGGGCGTGGTGATCCGGCTGATGTTCACCGTCATGCCGGACGGCGGCAGCGGCAACGGCGTCATCGAGTCCGCGAATGGCCTACGTGCGGCCACCGCCGGAGCGAACATCTCGGTCAGGTACTGAGGCACGGTCAGGCCCGCGAACGCACCGGTGCCGGTCGCACGCTCCATGTACTGGCCCCGCTCGACCCGCTCCTCCGACAGGTGCCGCGCCAACCTCGTCTGCGCGCTCGGGTCCTGGTAGAGGAAGTTGCGAACCACGTCCATCAGGAACTCGCGGCCACGACGGCAGTTGCCGGGGTGATAGGTCCGCTCTTCGCTGCCCACGCGGGCGACCCGGTCGTATGCCGGCTTGGCCCCGGCGGTGGTCTTCGGGTCCACGCTGCGTTCCTGCAGCGCGGCCTCGATCTCCCGTTCGGCATCCTGGGCCTCCTTGGCCCGGCGCATCTTCTCCTTGATGCCGATCAGATCAGCCTTGGCCTGGTTGCGGCGGTTCACCGCCGCGTCGCAGTCGGCATCCTCCTCAGGGGTCAGCTTCGGCCGGCCGTCGGCCTTGGCCCGGGCCAGGATGCTCTGCACCTCGGCCAGCGCACGATCCCGCTTCTTGGTCGTCTGCTCCTGCTCCACCTCGATGGACAGGATCAGATCCTCGATTGTTGCCATGATTCGGTTGCTCCTCACAGAGTCAGCTGTTGGGCTGCTCCGCGTCCGCCGGGCGCCGCCGGTACGAGTGCGGGCGTGCGCGTCTGGCGGATGGCCACCGATCTGAGAGTCGGCTCGCTGTCCGCGGTGCTACGTGCTGTGGATGATTGCCGGTCTGACTGCCGGTACTGCTTAGGCCGGTATGACCCTCGGCCCTACGTTTCGAGTAACGCCTCGATGTGAGCGATGCTACGCCCCGTCCGGGGCTCCTCCCGCTCCGCCGCGGCGACCTGGTCGAGCTCGGCCGCCCGGGCCGCCACCGTCGCGGTCACATCCTGCCGCGCCTGCAGGCGGGCCACCGCCGCGCGGGCGGCACCGGCCGGCAGGTGGTCCAGGTCGGCCAGCACCTCACCGGAGCGGGCGCTGACATCGGTCCACGGGTTCGCGCCGTAGTTGACCGCGGACACGTCGCCCCGGTCGATGTCAGCCTCGCCGATCCGGAACTCCGTAAAGTCCCCGTTCCAGCGGCCCTCGACCAACATGAACGCGAAGGACATCTCGGTGACGTCCTCATCCTCCACCGCGGTAACCAGGTCCGACACGTCCTGGCGCTTCGGGTTCAGCCACGCGTCGGTCTTCAGGCCTACGTCGTCCATCGACAGCCGCAGCGAGTCGTTGGTGGTCCGGGCCATCGTCACGCCGCGGTGGTTCACCAGGAACGCGACGTCCGGGCCGGCCGCCAGAGTCAGATCGAACGCCCCGAATTCGATGACCTCCAGGTAGGGGCCGCTCTCATCCCACATTTCGTACGGGGTGTCCACCACCGACGCGTGGCCCTGCAGGTGGTAACGGCGCTGGCCGTTGTGCTCCACCAGCTCGGTCCGCATCCGGGCCGGGAACGACGCGATCCGGGCCGAGCCCACACCCACCGGCGCCGACCGGCGCGTCACCCGGCCCGAGCGGTCACCGGAAGCCTCACGGCGCGCGGCGGCCGCCTGCCGGCGCTCCGCGTCACTGCTGGCCCGCGCAATCGCCACCGGCATGGTCTCCTCCCGCTTCTGGACCTTGGCCACGGCCCGCCGCCGGGGCGCCGGAGCGGCGCGACGGCCGGCGTACCGGAAGTCCGTCAACGCGTGCCGATGCTGCATCCGCTCCTTCACCTCCGGGTCAGCCGGGGGCTCCGGCTCGTCCTCAACCGCCACGTCAGCCAGGCCCAACTCGACCGCCTCGTCCGCGAACAACCACGTCTCAGCCAGCATCAGCTCACGCCAGTCAGCGGCCTCACCGCCGGCCCGGCGCCGGTAGATCCCGGCCACGTTGTCCGACTGCCGGTCCAGGAAGGTGGACATCTTGGCCATGTCGGCGGCGTGACCACGCTCCACCCCGAGCGCGTCATGGATCATCATCTGCGAGCCCGGGTGCATCCGGATCTCATCCCCGGCCATCGCGATCACGCTGGCGATGCTGGCCGCCAGCGAGTCCACCGAGACCACGATCCGCGCCCGGTGCTGCCGCAAGCTGTTGTAGATCGCGATCCCGTCGAAGACGCCGCCGCCGGGCGAGTTGACCCGGACCAGGATCTCCTTCGCCTGGATCTCGTCCAGGTCCCGGGCAAACTGCTCCGCGTCCACGCCGAAGCTGCCACCGACCTCGTCATAGATCCACACCGTTACCGGCTCGTCCGACTCCTCCGCCTGGTTGCTGATCGCATACCAGGGCAGCCGCACATCGGCCAGCTCGGCCACGCCCAGGCCCTCGCGCTGTGCCCGGGCGATGATCCGCGCCGCCGTCCGGTCCTTCAGATCCTGCAGCCGGCGCATGTGGATGCTCTGGCTCACCGTCGCCTCCTCACCATGCGTCAACCGCATCGAATGTGGGCGGCCGTGGCGCCGGCACCGCCGAGAACGGGGAGACCCGCTCCCAGCCCTCCGGCTCGGCCACCCGCGCACCGTCCCGCTCCGGCAGCTCCCGCGGCGTGCCGAACAGCCGCACGAACTCGGCCTCCTGCTCCGTGGTCAGCGGCGCCCGGTTGTCCAGCTCCCGCGCCTCGGTCACGGTCATCCGGCGATGCTTGATCGCCTCGTCCATCATCTTGGCCCGCTTCTCCGGGTCCATCCGCAACAGCGCGTCGGTGTTGAGCTTGACGAACCGGGGCACCGGCAGCAGCTTGGTCAGGTTCTTCTCCCGGCGGGCCACCGCCGGGCCGAGGTGGAGGATCAGGAAGTCCAAATGCCGGCTGGTGATGTTCTCGTACCTGACCGAGCCGCCGGCGCTGACCGCCGCCTCGATCATGTCGGCCGGCACGCCCAGGAAGCGGGAGATGTCGGCCAGGCCGTACTTCCGGCCCTCCAACCACTCCATGCCCATCTGCTGGCTCTGCAGCGGGTCGTACTCCCAGTCCCGACCGTGGACCAGTAGCCCGCCGTGGTCCATGGTCTCCTCGAACCGCAGCTTGATGGCCGCCGCCTCGGCCGGGGGGATCGTCTTGGCGGTGTTCTTCATCCGAGCCTTCGGCACACCACCGCCGGCGAACCAGCTCAGGGCGAAATGCTGGGCCGAAAGGTATTCCGACACCGACCAGGCCGCGTAGGCGATCGGCGACAAGCCCACCGGCAGGCCGGAGACCACGTATTGCCGCTCATGCCATACCTGATCCGCGGTGTAGTCCCGCCCCTTCACCCGGTAGCGCAGCTCGCCGCTGTCCCGCAGCTCCCGCACCGTCCAGTCACCGAGGGCCTGCAGGTCGATCCGAGCCGGCTTGCCCATCCCGTCCCGCTCGGTCACCAGCCCGAGCACGTTACCCGCCCGGTCGAGGTCCACCTGGCTCGCGTACATCCAGTCCTGGTAGTCCCATCGCTCGCCACCCGGATCGACCAGCACCGCCGGCTTCGGCACCTCCGCCGGCCGCAGCCCCTGAATCCGGCGGAACACATCACACGGGAATGTCGAGACCAGGTCGGCGCGGATCCGCAGGCACGCCCACACCGCGGAGTGCCGCAACGCCGAGTCGGAGGTGACCGACACCACGCCGCGGCGGCCGCCGCCCGAGCGCGGCGGGATGTCCCCGTCGAACAGCGGCGGCCCGTCGATCTTCGACACGCGACGGTGCCGGCCGCGGGTGAACAGGCTCACCCGAGCCTCGCCGCCAACTGGGAGCCGCCGACCAGGATGCCGCCGGAGATCGCCAGACCCCACCAGCCCACCCAGGTAGCCGCGCCGGCACCGGCTCCGGCCGCGACCGCGAGCAGGCCCAGCGCATCCAGCACGTCCGTGATGATCTCCTTCACCGCACACCCGCCTCCGACAAGTCATCGAACAGCGCCACGGTGGACCGATCCGAGGCGTAAAGCCGACCCTTCCGCGCGCCGTACCCGTAGCCCGGCGGCACGGCCCAGGCCGTGAACGCCTCGGCGAACGCCTCGAACCGGTCGGTCGCGGCGTAGTCGCCAACCGGCTCGGCCCGGTGCGCGAACCCGAGCGACGCGTCCAGCACATGGCCCAGCTCGTGTACCAACACCGGCAGCTCCAGTGCGGCCGGGCGCCCCGGCAGGACGACGGTGGTGCGGCGGTTCGTCCGGGCAGTCCCGGTCTGGTGGAACTCGTAGGCGACATGCGCGGTGCTGCGGTACGAGCGGCCGAACGACGCGTCCTCGTAGCGGTGCAACCCCACGAACACCGGGTCCACGGCGCACAGGAAGTGGGGCCGGATCAGCCGGTGCATGCCCGCGGGGATCAGCGAGTACGCCGCCTCGATCGCAGCCCGGTACCGGTGGCCGACGCGCTCCATCAGTAGACGCTCATCATCAGGTCATAATCCGCGTCGATCACCAGATGCGCCCGGGTCTCATACGCCCAACGCCCCACCGTCACCGACACCACCGGGGCGGTATCAGACTTCGAGTCCCGCGGCGCCCACGCGATCGTGTCACCGGACATCCGGGTCCGGGCGCCGGTCACCGACGCGTCCAGATCATCGGACGGCACCACCCGCAACGTCCCCTGGCGCACCGCGTCGATCAACTGCCCGCACGCCGCGGCCATACTCGTGGCCGTGGTCACCGCCAGGTCCCCGCGGTGCGGCTCGTTCGGATGCAGCGGATCCGCACACTTCGACACCTCGCACAGCTCCGGCACCTCGATGCCGGCGTCGGTGAGATCCTCCTTCAGCGACTGGTAGGTGCCGCGGCCCATCCCGATCGCCACCGGGTCCAGCTCATCCTTCAGCTCCACCAGCCGGCCCACCAGCCACTCGGTACCCGGCCGGTAGTCGATCAGCTGCCCGTGGCCCAGCTCGTCCTCGCGCAGCCCGTACACCGCCACCGCCGCGTAGTCCCGCAGCGGGGAGATGTCCGCGCCCAGCGCCACATCCCCGGCGCGCTTGGAGCCCGGGTCGTGCAGCTTCGCCCACTGCCCGGCGGTGATGATCCCCTCGGTCAGATCCGGCACCCGCTGGCAGAGCACCTCGGTCCGGAACACCGCCTCCGGGTCCGTCGCCAGCGCCGACTCGATGGCCTGAACGGTGATGGTGTACCCGAGCGCCGGGTTCGCCTGCGCCCACGCGGCACGATCCCGCAACCGGCAGCGAGCAGCATGCGGGGCATCAGGAGAGCGTCGGGCGCAGGTGCACTTGACGTCGTCGGGTGCCGACCACTCGAACAGGCCGAGCTGTGGGTCCGCACCGGCCGCGCCGGCGGCCGCCGCATGGCCTTTCGCCTGCAGATCGTTGAGCACGATGGACCGGTCATCACCAGCGTTGCTGAACCCGAAGATCTGAGCATTGCGCCGAGCCATCGTCGTCTTGGTGATCGCGCCCCACGCCAGCCAGTCAAGGTGCTCGCGCAGCTCATCCAGGTTCACGTCATCGCCGGCCTTACCGCGGCCACCGCGGCGCGACGTCGAAACGATCTTCCACCGGGAACCGTTGGTCAGCTTGAGCGCCTTCTTGCCGTTCGTCTTGTCCACGTGCGCCTTCTCGGCGTCCAGCTCCGGCTTCGACTCGACCATCTCCACCGCGGCGTCCCAGGCCTCCTCCGCGGTGTCCAGGTCCTGGGCCGTGCCGATCACCAGCCGCACGCCCAGCACGAACATCTTCCACAGGTTCTTGACCTGCAGGACCATGGTCTTCCCGTTCTGACGGGCGACTAGCACCACGATCACCCGGAAACGGAACGACCCATCGGGCAGCAGCTCCAACGCGTGGACCAGCAGCCAACGCTGCCACGGCAGCGGCTCAATCCCCAGCACGTCGCGGGAGAAGTCCACCGCCGAGAAACCCTTGGTGGTCTGCGGCGACAGTGCGCAACCACAACCGCACGGCCCCGGCGGCCCGACCACCAGCGGGCGGGTCCAGAGCCTAGGTGTGATCTTCCCTCTCAGCGGCAGCGCGAAGCTCGGCAAGGCGGCCTCCGATCGGCTTGTCCGGTCTCATCGCCTTGCGCGCCGCCGGCGCCCCCCCGAGGTCACGCAGCACCCCCTGCAGCTGCGGACCCAGCCACCCGACGGTCTTGGTCAGGTCGCACTGCGCCTCCAGCAGCCGCAGCCGCTTGAGCGCCGAGTCGTCGGCGGCCAGCTCCCGCCGCAGCTCCGCCAGCTCCGCGGCCCGGTCCACCGACTTCTCGATCTCCTCGGCCTGCCGCAGCGCCAGCGCCCTCATGGCCGCATCGGTGTCCTTCAGCCAGTCCATCGCCTCCACGGCGGTGCGGACCGCATCGCGAAGGTCGGGAGCGGGCTCGCGGGTTGGCTGGTCGGGGACCGCCTTCAGCTGACGCTTCGGTGGCATGTCGTCATCCTGACGTATCGCGCGCGGGGGTGCGTCCACTACGGAGGGGACACGGGGGGTCACGGAGGGGGAGGTAGCCGCATGGC